CTACACTAAGGAAGAGTACGACAACTTCTCTGAGGAGGAAAAGCGTCGCTGTGTCTGTCGTGCGAGCTTCTATGCGGCTGCGTACGGCGGTCTCGTCTACTCGTATGCTTCGTCGAATTCGAATACGGTTGGCGGTGTGCGTCTTGCCTTCTCAAACAGAGACTTGGCAGAGTATGCAGGTGTGCAGTTCATTGACATTTGGGCTGATTTTGTCTTTAAATCTAACGATAATAACAAACAATAATTCAACAGCAATGAACAGGGTGATTAAATTCAAAGGCAAGAGTGTTGATAGCAGTGAGTGGATTAAAGGCTATTACTATAAGGAGTGTGATAATACCTACATCATTGAGGACAGACAGAAAGTTTCTATGCTTAATCGTAATGAAGCAGTATTGATTGACCCCGATACCGTCTGCCAGTTCACCGGCTTTCTCGACAAGAACGGCAAGGAGATATATGAGGGTGAGGTGTTGCGCTCGGAGAATTATCCGTATAGCTGTATCGAAGACAACGAGCGCGACAACTACTATGCCGTAGTGTATTACTGCGAGGAGGGAGCTTTCTTTGGTATAGTGACGGCAGTGAATCCCGACTCTAAAGTATGCGGTATTTCTGACGGCATTGGTGATGATGTCCAGAAAGAGAAAATGAAGAACTTTGAGGTTGTTGGCAATATCCACGAAGAGAAGTGGCAACAATACGGCAAATACTTTAAGACTGAAGAAGGAAAGGAGGCCGACAATGATTAATGTAGAAGACCTTAGAATAGGCGACATTGTGCAGACAAACAAAGACTGCATGTTTCCGAAAGACACCTTGTGCATCGTTACCGAAATCCATCCCGACCGACAGCGTAATGACAAGAAGGGAGTCGTCAGTCTGAAGGCTGTCAACGACGAAGACGACGGTCCCTGGGGGACATGGTGCTGCAACATCGATGGCGTGCCCATCACGCCCGAAATACTTAAAAAGAACGGTTTTAAAGAAAAGATCGTTGGCAAGTACTTTACAAGACCAATTAAAGCAAGAACAGGTAGCTCCCTTGCCAGATATTTGGCTGTAGAACGAAAAAAATACGCTTGGGCAATATTCATAAAGTATTACAACGTGAAAGGCTATGCACTCTTATGTCATATAAAGTACGTTCACGAACTACAGCTCGTCCTTAAAATAGCGGAATTTAGTCTGGAAATTAAAGTATAGTCCTATGAAAGCAAAAAACAAGGTATTGTTTGACAGATACAACCTTTACTTTAGAGGTGTTTGGAAGAAACCCCACAACTATCCCTCGCTGTTAGATATGGTAGAGCGTCGTATAGGATGGAGGGTTGACGTACTTCGTTGTTGTAATAACTGGGAAGATATTGTTTCTACTGACCGTAAAGTGCTTTCCAACTTTTGTAATCCGAAGGTGTTCCACTTTCCGAAAAAGTGTTGTGTGCCTCCTGAAGTTTTTGACCCTGGATGGTCGCTACCTAATAAATATCGTGTTGTTAGGAAGAAAAACAATCGGTATAAGATCGTCTTGAACAAATACAAACCTTTTCCCACCGGAGGTAGAACCTTGGTGGTAGATTATAAGAGAGGTTATATCCGTGAGGTTGGCGATAAGGTGTGGTATCATCCCGATTGGATGGATCTCGGTTGTGATACCTGCGCCGATTTAGGAACTTGCCTTAATGGTCGCCACGACAAGAGTTTTTGTGCGTTTGCGGCAAAGTGTGGAATCGGTCACGGTAACACATGGCAGGAAGTAAGATGATCAAATGCCAACACCCATGAGTTTTAACAGTACCGACCGCGCAAGCGAATAGCCAATGCCGTGACTGCATCGCCACCAGGCGGCTTTGCCGACCCTCGTGACGGACTGGGCAACACCACGCCACATATAGTATATAAATTTGAATAAGACATGAAGCTCAGAATTATTCCAATGGAGGTCTACGACGGTTGCATACCCGTGACCGTCTGGATGGTTCAGAAAAGAGTCGGAGGCTGCATCTTCGGCAAATGGGTCAACATCAAAGGATTTACCGACAAGCGAAGGGCTGCGGCATTAATGAGCATGTTGTATAATTAAACAGAACCCCATAAAACATAGAGACTATGGAAAAAGAAACAAACAACCGCATGGAGGCATTGGCCTACATCATCGCCGACTTGAAGGCAGAGAACATGATGATGACAGAACGCGTGCATCAGCTCGTGGACGACCACAACAATGTGGCGCGTCTGTTGCGCGGAAAAGAGAAACACGAGCCTAATACAGAAGGCTACACTTTTAGTGAACTGACAGAAGCCTTGGAAAAATGCGAGGCATTAGAAAAGGAAAAAAAGGAGCTGAAGCAGCAATGCGCCCATCTCCAGATGGAGCGCAACGAAGCAAAGAGCCGTGCTGATGACTGCGAGCACCAAAGGAAAGAACTTTTTAAGCAAATAGCACGTTTTGACAAGTTGGAGTTTAAGGAGATAGGAACATCTTGCACCAGCAAACCTCTTGCGCCGGAAGACAATCTGGTGAAGGTTGGTTCTACTGAATGTTGCACCTGCCGACACTTCCTCAAGATGGATAAGTATTTTTGTGTGCTGTGTACGTGCCACTACGACGGCATGAAAGCCATGGAAGATATAGAACGCAAGAACGCCGATGATTGACACCGCACGATGTGAGCATGTCCGCACCGCCAAAATATTTCTCCCTACATTTGTAGTCGGGGAAAGCAATGTGTTAGCACATTTAATGAAAAGTGTTAGCACATTGCAAAAAGCCTCTTTGTGGAATTGGGTAAAAACATAGAGGATAGTATTGGCGAGGACGTTGACGTGAACCGCGAGTTTACCGCTGCCGACCTCACCACCAAGGACCTCACCGCAGGCGTAGCCATCGACTTCTCAAAGAAGTTCAACGCTGCCTTCGCACAGCACGGCTCGTTCAAGCGTGTGTGCGCTGCTGCAACGGATGCTCCGTCGGCACCAGGCACAGGTGGCAATAATTCGGGTGGCGGTCAGAAGCCACCTTCGGAGATTGAGCCGTAACATCGGCGAGTGTATCGCCATTTCAGTTCTTTCTAGTTTTGCAAGACTTGGAAAGAACTGGAATACCTACTGACAGTCGTCTGACTAAACAAAATTGCGTAACATTTCAACTATGATACAACATCAGCATTGGGAAGACTCCACTCGCATACTCATTACCGACGAGCAGCATCATGGCAGCATACAGGCGTTTATCCCAAACCGCACCGAAGACAAGCCTTTGGATGGCGAGGCAGACGCTCTCATCTATTCGCTGTGGGTGGGAGAAGCGTACCGTGGTCGCGAGGTGGCAAAGCACTTGATGGAGGCAGCCGAAAGTGAACTGAAGCGCTGCGGCATATCGACCGTCGCAATATCGTGGGACGGACGCGACTCTCCCCAGTGGGTGTTACATTGGTATGAAAGATTAGGCTACGAGGGAAAAGCGTTCGACTATCGCTGCTGTACGCTTCTCAAACGGCTGTAGCTTTATCTTATATCGGATTATCGGATTGAACGGATGCTCCCTATTCTCTTCATTCGATTCATTGGATGACATGAAACATCAAATGACACGAATTTCACGAACAAACAGGAATCCGTAAAAATCCGCGAAATCCGATGTAAAACACTAACTCATCCCGAAGGCCAAGGGATCGTACTCAGTGTGTCGCATGTAACCACTCCGTAAAACGTAATTAACGGGCTCTGATGCAGACGAGCGAGACGAAGGAAAACGCTATAACCACTGCATATCTTATTTTAATTAACGGATTTATAGACAAAGAAACAATTATGAGAAAATTATTTTCAATTCTTTTTGCGCTTGTCGCAGTAGTGATGTTATCCTCGTGTCGTTTTGTGTCGCCCGATGCCGACGAGGAAACCGTGTTGGTAAAGAAACCATGGATATTCGGACATGGTGGGGTTGACGACACTCCAGTTCAGAGTGGTCTGACATGGTGTGCACTGAGTACTCGTGCCGAGACATTCAAGATTGTTCCGGTACGCCACGAGGTGCTTCTTGACGACATCTTCTCCGACGACAACACTCCGCTCGACTTCCATTCTGTCATAGTCACGCAGGTGGAGCAGGGTCGTTCTCCTATACTGTTGCAGAACTATGGACGTGATTGGTTTAATACTAATCTATACAACTATTTCTGCAATCTTGTCAGAGACCATATCTCACAGTATAGTCCATTCGATTTGATGTCTAACCGTCAGGTATTGAGCACTATCGACAAGAAGATTTTGAAGCAGATGCAGGATTACGTTGCAGTCCTCTCCAAGCACAAGCCGATGCCCGTTATCATCAAGGATGTTATTATCGGTAAGGCAACACCCAACAAGGAACAGCTTGCCGAAATGAACCGCACGGCTAAAATGGTACAGGCCAAGCAGACGCAGGAACGTGAATACGAGGTTCAGGTGGCTCGCGAGAAGGCTGAGCGTCAAAAGGCTGTGGCAGATAAGGCGTATATGAGCGAGATGAATCTTAACCCACAGCAGTTTATTCAGCTTAAATGGGTGGAGACGGTGGCTCAGAAGCAGGGCGCAAACATAGATGTGCTCGTAGGTCCAGCTGAGCACATGTGGACATCAAACGATAAACAATTAAAACAACAACGATTATGGTATCAATTATTTCAGCGTTAATAATCCTCTTGGTTATCTTCGTGCTTTCCTTAATCTCCTCTTGGCTCGACAAGTTCGGACGGAAGCACAAGGAGAAGTTAATAGAGAAAGCTATCGACAAGGTTTCCTCGCTTCTTAACTCCAAGATTGCATTGGTGATGGATCAGTACAAGACTGGTCCGTGGTATCTTATGGTATATACCAAACAAGCCAACCACCCGATATTGATTTCCAACAACAATATCCGCAGTGTACACCCAGACGCTCTGCATCGCAAGATTATCATCAAGCAGTTCAATGGCGAGGATATGGTTATTGAGAACGTGGAGAACTATGAGTTGTGCTCGGCAAACGAAATGTGCGACTACGACATGTAGGCGGACACGACTAACGTCATACTTTGACTGGATGTTTCATTCTTAATTTTAACTTAGGCATGGTCCTGTTGTCCGTGAGGAAAGCAGGGCTTTTTGTTTATTCCCTCCTCTAACCATGTCCGCTCCTTCTCCCCGTCTTTCCTTATATTTGCGCTATAACATTTAACAACACACACATTCATCACAATGACAACAGTTAGCAATATCAGCGAGCTCCAACAGCGTAGTGAGGAGCTCCAGTCGCAAGGCTACGAGGCCGTTCTGCCTGGCGCGTTCTGTGCGCCTAAGCAGGGAGGCAACGTGTTTTCGTGGGGCGAGTACGTTCACCAGAAACTCACGGCTTCGGCCACCATGACCGGAGCGGAAGGCAATGCGGCAAGACGGGAGATCTCCGCCGTGTTCGGTTCGTCGGGCGGCGAGAACAAAGCCAAGCCCGAAGGTGTGGGTACGCCTGGACTGGGATTTATGGAGTGGGGCGTGGGCAACCGACTGCCCAACCTCGTGTATCTGCTTTCCAAAATGTCGCCCTTTCCGGCAGCGGGAGTGGATTTCGTGAAGAAGATTCTCGTTGGTCGCGGACCATGCGCCAAGTATCACTATACGCAGTACGTTGGTGGCAACATCACCGAGAAGTTTATCTCCTTCCCCTCGGCTGGCACCCTGCTCCGCGGACAGATAGCCGACCTCAAGGCTAAGGAAGACCAACTCTCACAATCGGATAACCAACTCTCACAATCGGATAACCAATTCTTAAAATCGGATAACCAATTCTTAAAATCGGAGACCAATTCTGAGAGTGAAGACAGCGAAGAGATGAAGTCGCTCAAGGCAGCACTGGCAGAATGGGAACGCACCAATGAGGAGCTGCAAGAGTTTATCGAGAACAACGACCTCATGCGCACCTATCTTGAGATGGCAGGCGATATGTCGCTCATGTCGCAATGCTTCTGCGAGCTACAGCTCAACCAACGTCAGTTGGACGAGAACGGCCGACCCGTGCCCACATCACAGTGGAACCCGAAGATTGTCGGTATAAAACCTCGCTCGGTGTTCACCACCCGACTGGAGCGCATGGATAGTCAGTATCGCATCAACTATGCCTACCTCTCTAACCAGTGGCTCGACTCCACTCAGACGCTCACCGAAGCCGACCGTCGCATTGCTGCCGTGCCTTATCTCGCAGCCGACACAGCCGTCTCAGACCTCAAACGCCATGTGCGTGAGGCACGTCAGCAGCGTGTGAGCCGCAAGAACCGCCCCACACGCTTCATCATGTCTCCACGCGACTTCGGTGGTCCCTACTATGCCGATGCCCTTTGGCACAGCATCTTTGCCGGAAGCATCTTTGAGTATGCCTTCACCATTGTTGACGATCGTCTCACTCGTAAGCGCAACAGCAATATTATCGGTCGCGTGATTTACATCCATCAGGAATACCTCAAGCAGCTCTACACCCAACAGGGCGAGAACAAGAGCAAGACGATGGCACAGATACAGCAGGAGGTGTTCACAGACATCAATCGCTGGCTGTCTAATCCCGACAACGCAGGTCAGGCTCTTATCTCTGCCGTGTTCACTGGCTTGGACGGCAAGGAGCACAAGGCTTGGGAGATTGTGGAGATTGAGAGCAAAGCCAACTCGCAAGCGCAAGCCGAGAAAACCGAGCTTCAGGAAATATCATCCATCATCTTCTTTGCCATGGGTTTGGACTCGAAGCTCATCGGCAACACCCCAGGCGACGCTACATCATCGGGTGGCACCGACCTCCGCGAGCGTTTCCTCGTAAAGCAAATCCAGTTTGCCCCATTGCAGCAGCTCATGCTCCGTCCGTTGGAGGTGATAAGCAAATTCAATGGTTGGGACCCGCACCTGGTGTGGCAGATTGACCGCGAAGTGCTCACCACACTGGATAACTCGAAAACTGGGGTGACGATGCAGGAATAGTAACGAACAAATGATATAGAGAATGATAGAACTGAATAAGATATATAATGAAGACTGCCTGGAAGGAATGAAAAGGATTCCGGACGGGAGCGTGGATTGCATCGTGTGCGATTTGCCGTATGGTACGACTGCTTGTGCTTGGGATAGCGTGCTTCCGTTTGATGAGTTGTGGAAGCAATATCATCGTGTTCTCAAAATGGGGGGGGTAGTTCTTTTGTTTGGTAGTGAACCATTCAGTACTTCCATCCGCACAAGCAATATGAAAGAATGGCGATATGATTGGATATGGAAAAAGAATACTTCAGCAGGATTCGTTCATGCTAAAAACAGACCTCTGAAGAATTACGAGATAATATCTGCATTTTGCCGTTTCGGAATGGGCCATAAGAGTACAATGGGAGAGAAGCGTATGCCATACAATCCACAAGATTTGCGGCCATGCCACAAGGTTAGTCATAGTGCACTAAACAAATTCGGTGGGGTTGTAGGCAAAAGACCTTCTCTGAAAGAGACAGTCGTAACGGAATGGGAGAACTATCCTACATCTATTCTTGAGTTCAACGTGGAGCCTGACTCTTTCCACCCCACTCAAAAGCCCGTCGCTCTTATCCAGTATCTCATTCGCACCTATTCCAACGAGGGCGACACCATATTAGACAACTGTATGGGCAGCGGCACCACCGCCATTGCAGCCATCCGCGAGAAGCGCAACTTCATCGGCTTTGAGCTCAACAAGGAGTATTACGACAAGGCTTGCAAGCGCATCAAGCTGGAGCAAGCGCAACTCACGCTGTTTTAATGAACGCTCTGATGCTAAATATAATAAAAAGATTTATAGAACAATTAGCAATATGGAAAATGTAGAAAAAATAAAGGAAGCAACGATGCAAGGCCTACTGAAGATGTACGGTCTTTTGATGGACGAATGCGCGGCTCAAGAAAAGCGAATATTTGACTTGGAAGATAAAGTTGCTGCACTCTCGTCTCAATTGAAGAAAAAGAAGAGATATTTGAAGTTAGAATGTCCGCGTCTCGAACCGGCCATAAGCACTTTCAAGGAGTTTGATTTTCCTCATGGTAGAATACTAAAGCTCAAGAACGTCTCCCCCGACTCTCGCGCCGACTACGCTATTGTGGCAGTAAAGCGTTTCTATTCAACCGACAATAAACTTGAATGTTACGCATTTTACGTTCACGAAAAGTTTGGTCTGAACAAATTGTATATTGCTGATAAGCAAGCGAAAAACATTTATAGCAAACCTTCCAGAGGTTTTGAAAACTACATTTTCTCCCATGTAGGATTAGACCTGAATCAAGGTTGGAAAATTGCAAGTGGTTTAATGGCTTTTGATGAAGTTGAGAAACTTTTTCAGTTGGCAGAGTCTATCGGCTACTGGACACCCTACACGATTACATCCAGTAAACCTTCTCGTGGATGCTCTCGCGTACCTGTACACGGAGCCCATGTTAATAGTTCATTTGAAAGGATAAAAAGAAAATCATAGATACTGTAGGCATAAGAAATGAGTTGCAAATCGGTCTACCGATAACTCAAAATTCAAAATTCAAAATTCGTAGTTATGATTATTTCAACCATCAAGGAGCTACGGCTCCACATCCCCAGCAACGCCATCGACGAGATAAATTCTCTTCAAGGCATACTCGACAACAGCGAGAAAGATTTTCTGCGCGACAAGTTGGGCGACTCGCTTTACAACCGATTGTGCGAGTATTATCAGACCGTTTCGCCCGACGACTTCTATATGGCAGTCAGCAACGGCGAGCACACTCAGCAGCCCTGGATGCAGCTCCTGCTTATGGCACAGCGCATGGTAACATACGATGCCATGTCGCGCTTCGCCTACACACAGGCTCTCTCTATCAATGGCACTGGCATCAACGTGGCTTCAAGTGACGACTACGGCACGGCATCCAAAGACCTGCTTGACAAGGGTGTGCAGGGCTATAAGCGCGAGGCAATGGTTTCGCTCAATCAGATGCTCGTAATGCTCGAAGGTTGGGCACGCAAAATGGCTACACCCGCAGCCATTGCCGAAGCTGACTCCACCGACCAACCGACCAGCGAGCCAAAGGACGAGCAGCATAAGGCCATTGAGGAGATAAGTCTATTGTGGCAGGAGAGCCAGTACTACTACGCCCACCACGACCTCCTCATTGCCACATGTGCCGACCTTCAGCAATACCTCGACATCTACGAGAATCGTGAGAAGTTCATCCGTCTTCTGCCCGACCTTCACTTCATTCAAGACGAATACATCAGTGAGGCTATTGGCGAAGACACGGTGCAACGTCTGCTCCACACCGACAATCCCAACGACAAACCCTTTCTTCGCAAGGTACGTCGCCTGATGGTGGCCCACCTCGAAGAGCGCACAACAATTCTCACTATTGACAAGGCACGCCGAGCCGCTGCTCACAACGAAGCCATTGCCTTACGCTCCTCGGTGCTCCGGCTCATGGAAATGCGCAAGGCAGCGGACGCTGCCAACACTACCCCCGACAATCCCTCAACCAACACCACCGACTCAACAAGCAAAGGCTACGAGAACAACCAGCCAGACAGCAAGATATTCGTGTCGCCACTGCTGTATTAGTATTTCCAAGGCTTATAAAGGCCCAGTAAGGCTCAGTAAGGCCCATTATAAAAAGCAACATTATGGAAGAAATAATTCGCATTCTAACCCCTGCCCTTACCGCCCGTATGCTCACCTCCGATCAGCGTGAAGCCTTCGAGCGTGGTCTTACTCTTCTTGAGCAGAACCCACGGGCAATGTCGTTCGTAAAGGAGAGCCGACGTTTCCGCGACTATCATCGTCGTGTGCGCCAGCTCCTCACCTATCTGCAAACCATGCAGACCTCTTGCACAGAGATAAAGCGTCACGTCGGTCGCCCCACCAAGGAGGAACAGGCTCTCTATGCCGAGCAGCAGAAGGAGAAGGCTCTTGAGGAAGCGCGTCGCTCGCTCTTCCCCGACCTGCAGCCCGACCTCACCTTGCAGCCTCTCACCTACGGCGGCATCGTGGCCAACCCCAACGGCGAGACCATAGCGTCCACCATGCCCAACCTCATGCAGCTCCGACCCTTCCTCTCCGTCCGACTGCAAGAGCAAGTCAACACCGTGCGCTCCTTGCGCAACGAGATGGCAGCAAAGTCTGAGCAAGCCAAGACTATGGTCGAAGCCAATGAGAAGGCAGGCAGACCTATCTACACCGAAGAAGAGATTGCCCATCTCGCCACCCGTGCCGTAAAGATAGAAAGCGACATCCTCCCTCGTATCTACATCAACGTAGACCGCGAGATTGGCGAGGCGTACCTTCGCCTATCCCCACGCACCGGCGACCCCGAATACATCGCCCGAATAGAGAAGGCGTGCAACGTCCCACCGCAGAATTTACGCGCCCAGTTCCGTCCTTTTTATGAAAAAGCACTTGCCCGTGACCCTCTCTTCGCCCAGTCGGTAGCCGACAAGATAGCCAACGACCGCCCCGAGGTGAAAGCCGCTCGCGACGCAGCAGCCAAGCACAAAGCCGAAGCCGACGCTCTCATCAAGTACATTTTGCGAAAGGACAAGCCATCGACCAAAGCCCGTGCAAAAGGCCTTGCCGACCGCATCGCCCAACTCCGCAAAGACTACGCCGACATTGTGACTGAAGACGAACTGAAAGGCTACGAGGCTATTCTTGAGAAAGTAAAAGAAGAAATGAAATGACACCATTCGAGATATTAAAGACTATTTGCACCCATGCCTGCCACGACCGCCACGCTTGCGCCGAGGGCTATTGTGCCATGCTTGCCACCGAAAATATCAGTCAGCTTATGGCTGTGTGGCGATCCAACTGGGAAGACATAGTAGAGAGCAAGTATGCCGACATCATTAACGACCGTCTGCCTGCCCTCTACCCCACCCTAAGAGCAGAAATGAATGCAGCTGGCATCTACGTCAACGAATGTCCGAAGACAGCACCAGAGTTTGTGTTTGTCCTCGTTACTGACTATGACACTATCGTTGACATCAACGACTATGCCCGCTGCTACATCTTGGGCAAAGCCTACGTCCGTGCATGGAATCACAGTCAGTTGTATAGCGACCGTTGCGACCAAGCCCTAATCGAAATCCACGACCATGCCTATGGCCATGTGAGCAAAGGTTGGGTTGCAGCCTACACAGCTGCCCGACTATGGACCACCGCCGATGCCGTGCTCAATGGCAGCGTGACGTGCGAGGCACACGGAGGCACAGTTAGAGCTCGCTCCTACCGCAAGCTCGAAGCCTACGGTGACACAAAGGTATATGCCGCATCAGAACGAAACATTACACTCTACGGCAACGCCAAAATAATAGTATAACACTTAAAGCCCAGCAAGGCTTAGAAAGGCTTAATAGTTTCCCAAGGCTTAGAAAGGCCAGTAAGGCCCAGTAAGGCTTATTAAAAAAATCAACATGAACAGCAAACTAACCATTCTTGCCGACGGCAAGCCCCTCGCCCTGAAGGAAGACGCATCCATCAGCATCGAGTTGAGCAATCCCTTGTTCAACGACGTTGAGATGTTCTCCTATCCCGTAGAGCTGCCCTTGGAAGGCAACCGTCACTTTTTGAAGAACGTGGATGATGTCAGTTCCGACATTCGCCCCGTCAGCTACGAGCACACACCTATGCAGATCGTCGCCGACGGCGTACCCTTCGCCTCCGGCACAGCCATCATCCAGGAAGATGAACGCTTAGAAGACTCCCTCTCGCTCAACATCGACGCATCCACACAGTCATTCTCCGACCTCATTAGCGACCTCAAGTGCAACGAGGTGCCTATACCTTCTAAATATAAGGACCAGCTCTTGATAGGCGAGAAGATTGATGAAGTGAATGTTAGCGTGTCGTATAACACTGAGGTGGTTATTAAATACAAAGGTAAGAAAGGTAACAAGAAGTATGGTTCGGTGGGCAAATCTGACACTCACGCTACCTTCTCTCCCCAGGCCCTCGGTTTCTCTTATCCTGCTCAGTGCAAGGAGGCAGGCGACAAGCACGCGGCTGTATTGAAGAAGATATACATCTATCCGAACAGTAACGAAGTGAATGTGCCCGACGTTCTTACGTCATACATCAACGTGAGCGACCCCTACCCCATCAAGCCGTTCTGCAATGCCCGTGTATGCTACAAGCATTACGATCTTGCCGAAGACGGCTCAACGTCAGACAAGGTTGTAGAGTCTATCGACACCCGTAAAGGAGAGGATGATAAAAATACGAGCGAAAAGGAAATGTACGAAGACCGTGGTCCTATCTGGGTATTGGATGCCGACCGTCCGCAGTCGGGCATCTGCTTCTACGTGTTGTTCTTTCTCGACTGCCTCTTCGAGCACCTTGGCGTGCAGTTTGACAATTCGGCTCTTACAGCCATCGGCGACATGAACCGCCTCTGCTTCTTCACCACAAAATGCTCCTACGACATCGAGCCGTTGTATTATGGCGAGAAGTACAAGGAGGAAGACGAAGCCGTGGAAGCCGGATTGAAAACCACGGACGATATTAAGGTCGGCTTCTTTCAGAAGCAAGCTAACAGCGAAAAGGAGGTAAAAAATCTTTTTGAAGATGTAAATATATGGCTCAGTTCGCGCGGTTGTGGCGGTCAGCTCAAACTCGAAAATCCCAAAGACAAGAGCGTGCAGGAGGTCAGATACCGTGAGGTTACGTATAAGGTGGTAGAGAAGAAGTACGAAGGTGGCTTCTACAACCAAGGTGTTTTCAAGGCCACCGAAGTGGTAGCTGTGGAAGGCGACTGGGTAACTGAACGTGTAGGCGAGAACAAAATTGCAAGCATCACTTGCAAGAGTACCATCGATTCGGCGCAGATGAGTGCAAGTATCTTCCGTATGTATGCCAACGGCAAAAACTTCCCTGCCGAGTCGGTGTCAGATGTTATCGACTCGCTTGAACAGCAGTTCGGCATAAAGTTTCATTATGACTACGAACAGAAAAAGGTTACGGCTTATCTCATTCGTGACGTGTTCCGCAAGCAGAATCCCGACCCTCGCCCCCTCCATGCCGAAGTGCTCTCTATGGTACCCATGACGGAGAAGATAACCGGTGTGCGTGCCGGATATGCAGCCGAAAGCGAAGCCAAAGAGCAAAAGGACAACGTGAAGAACAAAGTGAAGGACTACAACACCGATTACGACTACATCGAATACCCCAAGAACCGCACCGTGACAAGTCTTACATATAAGGATATTATTCATCGTGTGCAAAATGGCGAAATGAGCGTGTTCATAGACCTTCAGACGGGCAATAAGTATCGTGTGAAGATTGACAAGGATTTTACCAATGCTGGCGATATGAATCCGCGACTGTTTGAGGTGGGAGCCATGAAGGGAGTGGAAACAGGCGATTGTTCTACGCTCAACGAAGACTACATCATAGAGTTCAAGTCATCGTTTGTTCCTGTCGGAATGGTGGATGCCAACTACCGTAAAGCTCTATCATCAACATCGGGCAGCACGTGCGTTAGCGATGACCCAAAGCAGCCAACCGAAGTAGGTAAGGAATATAAAGGTAAAGAGGTTGGAGGATTGAACGAGTCTTACGCCAAGACCCAGATGGCAGCTCTCATCGACGAGGATATGGAGCATGAGTTTGTGAAGCAATACATCAAGAACCCCATGTCGTCAATGGTTGCCGACTTCTACGTTACCGAAGAACTCTCGCTGCGTGAGAGCTATGATCCGTCGTCTACCGATGACGGCAACTCGCCCCTTCAGTCATACGACTGGGGCTTGTCTGTGGCTATCATGCGAGGTGGCGGCATCGATGCGACACACGAAGCCTACGGCTATAACTATGACGGATTCGGCAACTCGAAGTGGCGCACAAAGGCTGGCGACTATGCCCTTACTACCGACTCCATCGACCCATACGGCAACGAGTACGACTACAACGGCGTTGAGTCGGGCATCGGCAACGAGGAACGCTTCTCCTTGAAGCCACGTGCTTGGGTGCAGCCCGAATGGGCAGACGCTCCACTCGTAGTAAACACTCCATCGGTAAAGAACCGAGGCTACGTAGACGTGTTCCTCGTCGATTACATCTACTTCCTCCTTCACCGTAAGAAGTATTACGTCAAGTGCCTCGCCTCCGTAGCGCAGATAGCCGACATTCAGAACCACTGGAAAGAGTGGTGGACCATTGACGGCAAGAAATGCCTAATCAACAAGGTAAATGCCGACGTGACGGCGAAGGAAGGAATGGGAGAAGTAGAAATGGAAATCTACAGCATTTAACTAATAAATAATAATTACCAATTAATAATTAAAGCAATGGCAAGTTATTTAAAATTACTATCCGGTTCGGTGTTTAATGGTAATCCTATCTCTTTTATTGTTAAACCTATTAATTTAAATAAAACGCCCTCTTTCCATCGTATGATATTCGAGATAAAATGCGGTATAAGCGAAGGAAACTATGAAACCATAAAGATGTCGGAACCTATAATCAGCGAAAAAGTTAGAAATGTTGTGGTTGATATTTCCTCTGCTCTACGTTCTTTTCGCGATTCGTATATTTACAAGTCCGAACCTGGTGTAATGCCCGTAGTGAAGTTCAACGTGTCGGCATACGACGAGTATATGCTTGATGGTGAAGTATATAAGACATCACCGGTGTCTTACTTGTCCGGAGACGATGTGAAGCAGACCCTATTCGGAGGCTTCTCCGATTACGACCGACTCACGGCCACAAACGACACAATGCCCGTTAGCCGCATGACACGCAAGCCCACGACCATACCGCAGTTGGCATGTGTAGGCGAAACTATCATCTACGTAGATCCCTACTCGCCTGCCATCGACTTCACCACAGCCACATGGGATGCGCCCGAAGCCAAGGCTTTCACGATAACCAACGAAGGACGACAAACCATTGGCGACATTAGCGTTTATGCCATGCCGCAGGCAGAAGCTGTCCGTCGCACGGAGTTCCGCTTCATCAATTCGTTCGGTGTATTGGAGAGCGTCAGTGTACCGAGAGTATATAGCAAGAAGCTCAGTATTACAACCAATAATTACACCTTGACACAGAAAGAATCTCTGCGCTCGATCTCACGCGCAGCAACTCGCAAGCAGAACAATCAGGAGGAATGGAACTTCCAGACTGACCCTCTCGATGAAGCATGGCTCGCATGGTATCTGCATGAGTTCCTGATGACAGAACACGCATGGATAAACATCAACGGCAAGTTTCTGCCTTGCACCATCACAGCCGACGACGAAATCTCTTTTGATGATAAGACAAAAGAAGGTGTACACAGCGTGTCGTTTACGGCGAAACTCGACTTCCGAGGAAGCACAATCATTTGAGTTTTGAAATTCGAGTTTTGAATTAGGAACCGGTCGGCTTGCAGCCGATTTACGACCTCAAGAGTCACCATGCTCCTGCGGTCGTTTGCGTTTAAGTATGTCCGTATTATACTAACGCTTTTTTCTAAATTCGTAACAGAAAATCAACATAATATATGACACAAGCAACAACCAGAGACTATTGGATTTCGCCCTCGGCATTGCACATCGAACTAAATGCCCTTGGCAATCCTGACTATATTCAGGCATCGTGCATAAGCGGTGCCCAAATTCTTGTGTACGTTAAGAATATTATCGGCTTCGATGCTGGACACAATTACCGGCGCTGGTCCTTGCAGGCAGTTCCAACGGTATTCAACACCCACACCGAGAAATACGTTTATGCCGCCATCCCTCGCGACATGACGCTCACGGCTTCGGCATTGATTGTGTTCCCGTCTGAGCAGGTAGACATCTACGGCAAGAACGAAAAAGAAGAGCAGATAGGCGATGAGAAGTACTACTACATCTTTCTGCAAGGTGTCATCACCTCGTCGGGTGATAATGGCACGGTGCAGCGCGATTGGAAGGAAGGCTGCAGAATCGTATATGGCTACTTGTCCTCAGACGAAGCAATCAGTGCCATTCCCTACGAAAGCGAGTGGTATAACTATGCTTCGGTAGACGGAATCGTAACATTCCTCAAGGACATCACGATGAAGGCGGGCTCTAAATTTCGCCAACTTTTCGCAAAGACTCTCACTATTGTGTCCGGAGGACATATCGCTTTTGAAGGACAAGGCGAGGTGAATGGAGTAGCCACAACGGGCACGCAGTTTGAGTCTACCGACAAGATTGTAACTCCGAAGTTTCTTGACGATAATGCGCTGTCAAAAGTAAAACAGGATGTCGCGCAGAAACTTATCCGTTTTTTGGAAGGTATCGCATTCGGCGAACAGAGCGACAATAACCCTCTCGGCATCTCCTCTGACGGAATCGCCACACTCAAAGAGGTTGTGTCAGCTGCGTTCCGTTCGGGTGCGCTCGGCTCTGGTTTTAAGCTTGGTGATTACAACGGAAGTGGTGACAGTTACTTGGAGGTAGACCGCCTGCTTGTGCGCAAGGCGGCGGAGTTCGTAAGGCTCGTAATCCGAGAGTTGCAAAGCGTAGGTGGTGAGATTGTTCTGTCGCCTGCTGCCATGAAGATTAGCAATGTGGTCTATTTCGAGAAAGGTGTGTATCTTCCCGAATATGAAGCTCTTCCTCTGCGCTACAATGTTTACCGCTGCTACTTCTCGCAGAAGAAAGGCGACGAAGAGATTGAGAACCAGTTCGTCGAGGACGACCTTGTGCGCTGTCAGACGTTCAACGTCAAGGAGGGCGTGAATGAGAACGTGAAGAACAGATACTACTGGCGTAAGGTGTACAAGGTAGGCAAAGATTTCATTGATGTGCTTGCTGATTTCTGCGATACTGGCAGCGATATTCCGCAGGCAGGTGACGAGCTTGTACAGATGGGCAATACGACGGACACGGCACGCCAGTCAGTCGTTGTTCTATCGGCATACGGAGCGGATGCGCCATCGTTAAAGATGTACGAAGGCGTAGATAGCTACTCGTTAGAAAACAAGGAGGTCTTTGTCCTATCGCGTTCCGAGATGTTCGCCATAGCCGATAAGTTTAGGTTCGTTACGCGCAAGGCTAATGGCGAGATAGAAAGCACGCAGTCGTTTGCGGAGCTTGTGATGTCCGTGGATGGGCTCAGAACAACGGTCAAAAGAAACAAAGAAGAGCTTGACGACGAGATAAAAAGCACGCAGTCGCAGATAACACAGACCGCAAATGATATAAGAACAGAGGTTAGGAGAGACTACTCTACCAAGAAGGATGTAAACGACCAAATAGCAACTGTTAGCTCTTCTATAACACAGACCGCTACACAGATAGCGATGAAGGTGGGCTACACTCTTGCCGAGCGACGTAACCTGCTCGTCGGCTCGTTGTTCCGCAAGCAAGGCGAGGGTTTCTTTCTTCTGCGCTCTAAGATATATCGCACGTCGGCGCATGAGGGTGCTAATGTGATATTCGCACCAGAAGCTAAAGCAGGCGGTGTGCAATGGGGTGGAGCGGCGAACTCTCACAACATACACGTCACCAAGGGCAAGACGTACACGCTGGCTTTCTGGGTACGCACGAAGTCTGCCAGAGTAGAAATTGTGGGCGAGACGATATGGCATAGCTCGGCAACCGACACGTCGCGACCAAGTGGATATACCGGTCCTAACGGTAGTGCGAATTTAGGCGGCGTAACGATAACGCCAAGCAACGGATGGTATCTCTACCAAAAAACCTTTACCGTGGCAGCGAACGCCCCTTATGAGTGGATTTCCGTGGCGTGTCTAAAAGCTAACGCATCTACTGCGAGTCAGCAGGTGTACATCGCCCACCCTATCCTCATAGAGGGTACGGCGGAGGACTTTGTGTGTTGGAGCGCATCGCCTGACGACTACGACTACATCGGGGGCAACTTGCTTGACAACACGCGCACGTTTAATAAGACAGGCAATCTGATGCGAATGGATGCGTCAGTGGTAACTAACGGGTCGTACAACAACGGATGCTCGGTAATATATGCAAACGCTGCCTCCAAATACATTGAGATGGCGCAGTGGAGCGTTAGCTCTATCATCAAGAAAAATGAGGACTACATATTATCCTTTATGGCAAAAGGTTCCGGCAGCATCGACGCATACATGTGGAGTGGTTCTAATCTAAGCATATTCGCCGAGGACAGCGAGCGCGATACAACAACGAGCAACGCCGACGGAGGTCGTCGCTTCTCTCTCACAAGCGAGTGGAAGCGTTATTGGGTACACTGGCGTTCTGAGGGCACTGGCATACCTAATTATGTATTAATCCGTTGTTCGCAAGGCGGAAAGGCGTGGGTGACAATGCCGAAGTTGGAGGTGGGTGCAACGCCTACCGATTGGATAGAGGGCAAGAGTGGTTTTATCGAAGACAGTGGCATTGCAGCCAAACTACTGCGCACAGGCTTAGACGTCGAAAATGGCAAGATAACGGCAACGGCGGATAAGTTCGAGGTACGCAACAACAGCGGTGAGACAACGGCAAGCGTTAATGAGAAAGGTTTGTTAGAGGTTGGCGCAGGAGTTTTTTCGGGACTAATCCGTAAGAAGATGACGGAGATAACGCCTGAGAACTTAAAGGACTATGTCACCGACCAAGCAGCACTGGCTCTCGGAAATATCCAGATTGACTTCGAGAAGACCGGCTGCTTTGTGAAGTTTACGGGTAACATAAAGGCGATGACTAAGTCTGATGTTGTTATTGTTCCACCTTTCTACATGCCCAACCATACAAACTGGGGCAAACTGAGCACAAAGACGGTTTACGAGGCTATGGCGTATGTCGGACAGACCATTATTGTTGTCAATGATAGTGATACAGAAATGACTACAATCGGATATACGAGTATGGATTTCGACCATGCCAGCAAATATTTTGGCAGAGGGCAAGGCGCGATGATGACCTGCGTTGTCAATAAAGGTCAGAATAGTTGCACTGTGGTATGGAACGGCAGACAGTTACCGTTTTCAAGCCCTGCACTTGAAAGCGAGTCCGACCCGACAAGTACTGCTGAAGACCCGACAGCAACAGAAGAAGAACAACCAAAAGAATAAGATATGAAGAAAATAGTTAGAGGCAATGATTTTACGTTGCGCATACCCGTAAAAAAGATAGTCAATGGTGAACAGGTAGCTTTTCCGCGCCTGCCTGCACGGACATCGTTGTGAATATCGTGAACCAGTATCGGCGCGTGGCTCTGAGCTACACTATCGACACGACGGAGGACAATATCATCAATGCGCGTGTAGAGGGCGACGCTGTATCAGTGGGCACATACGCCCTCGAAGTGCGAGGTAAGATTTTCGGCAATGACTGGCGCAGCAAGGAGTACGAGCAGTTTGCCATCGTAGACAACAACGCTTCGGGCGACACAGCGTTCAACGGCGAGCTTATCGAGGGCGAGGACTCCGTGGAGATGAACACGGCACTTGTTATCCTGCCTCCGACGGCAGAACTGACGCAGCTTATAACCGACGCAAACACAGCTATTGAAACGGCGAAGCAGACGGACGCAACGCTCAAGGCTAACGAGAGTGAGCGCACGGAGGCGGAACAGCAGCGAGCGTCAGCAGAAGCCGCTCGCGTGTCAGCAGAAAATAAGCGCAGTGAGAGTGAGGAAGTTCGCCATGCAGCGGAGACAGAGCGCATGAGCAATGAGGACGCTCGAAAGTCAGCAGAGGCGCAGCGTGCCAATGCTGAGAGCGAGCGTATCGAAGCTGAAAAGACACGCACAGCGAACGAATCCGCACGTGTCGCAGCGGAGAAGCAGAGAGCGACTACTTTTGCCGAGCTTACGGCGAACGTAGACACGGCTGTCAGCAAGGCGAACAGCGCAGCAAGTGCAGCAAACACGGCTACTGACAAGGCAAATGCAGAGGAGGGCAAGCGTGCGGAAGCCGAAAATCTGCGCACGGAAGCAGAAGCTACACGCAAGCAGAACGAAAACACGCGGCTGGAGGCTGAAACCGAGCGTGTACGACAAGAAGCAGCGAGAGAAACTGCGGAAGCTACTCGCCAGAACGCAGAGACGGAGCGAGAAAAAGCTGATGCCGAGCGTGAGAAACGTGTGTCCGAAGCAATATCCGGCACGTCTTCTGCCGCCAAAACCGCCACTGACGCAGCAGCAGTGGCAACAGAGACAGCCAAGAAAGCTATGGTTGCGACTACAGAAGCAGAGAGGGTAAACGCCGAGCTAAGGGGCAACGTGCTCGTAGTGACCGATAGAAATGGCGATGTCAGCACTCTTGACTTTGAGCAGTGGGACTTGGAGGAACGAGTGAATATCACCATTACGACATCTGTTGCTGGAGTAAGCGTGAAAGGCGTGGCGGTAAACGTCTTCCTTAACGACGCTTCGGTGTTCACGAAATACACCACGGATGCTGACGGCAAGGTGTCGTTCACAATTCCGAGAGGAACGATGTACAGAATAGCTTTCCAGGAGTTGAAAGGCTGTGACCCACTTCCTTCTCTCACTTACACCGCCGCACTGAGAGTACGCGACATCAACGTGGAGTATAAGCCGATAAGCGACGAGCGAGCCTCTGTGGTAGTAACGATAGACAAAGCGGAGAACGGAAGTGTAAGTCCGTTCGGAGGCGTGGCAGTGACCTGCGCCATTGCAAACGGCGACACAATAACAACGGAAACCGACAGCGAAGGAAAGGTGACGTTCCGCGTACCATACAACAAGAAGTACAAGATTACCGCAGCCCAAAAAGATGGCTATTATGCTTTTCGCGGCATATATGAGAAGAGTAATGTGGCAGATGTGGCAGAACATAATCTTTACTTCCACTACTACCCTACAACGTCGGGCGTGTTCATTCTTGACGCTACAGGCGCACAATATACGGCAGATGAATGGCAGGCGGCTGGCAAGAACGCGGAAGAGGCAGTCCTCATAAAACTCGTGACGCAGAACCTCGCTAATGGCAACAACTGCTTCGGCTTCTCACCCGCAGCCTTGCAAGCCGGCTATCCAAACAAGCAGTGGTGTACACAGAATACGCAGTTCAACAACATTCCATTAAACGGTAACAATGTAAAAGATGCACTGTACTACGATGGCGTAAAACAGTCAAAACTTGTGCGCGAAGAAGCGGAAGAGCGTGGATTGTCTATACCTCTATTCACTTACGCCTATGAGCAGACGGTGGATTTGGCGGATGTTCAGCTACATGGCTTTATTTTGACGATTGGACAGATGACGGAAGCGAATGTGAACAAAATTCTTGTGAACGAGGTGGTAAAGATGCTGCATGGCGGTAATGCAAAATTATTCAGTTCTTTATTCTCTCGATTGAAATGGACATCAACGCAGTACAGTGTCGTAGATGCTTGGGCTTTTAGTTCCAGTTCGGGCGGTCACGTCAAGTCGGACAGCAGCCTGGCTCTGCCGGTCTTCGCTTGTTAATCTCTTTTTCTCTCCGTTTTCCGCGAGCAGCGAAAATTAATAATAAATACAAATAAAGACTATGAAGAAAACTATTGGTTTTGTCCGCACGTTCATCCCTGCGGATTTGTTTAAAAAGGAATATGCGTTGGGAGGTCTAACCATTTATCACATCGACGAGCAGTTGAATGTTGAGATGAACGCATACGAGTGTTGGGAGTGTTCGGTACGGAGTGGCGAATACACGCAGGACGAGGTTATGGCTGCGTTCGAGGAGTTTAAGGCAAAGCTCGCAGCATCGGAGCTTGCAACTGCGAAGGCGCAGAAAATAGCGGAGATAGATGCCTACGACACGTCAGACGCAGTGAATAGCTTCTTGGTGGACGGCACTAAAATGTGGCTCGACAAGGCGACACGCGTCGGTCTTATGAACTCCACTACTATCGCTCAAAGCTCTGGGTTGGAAAAGGTCACACTGTGGTTTGGTGATACGCAACTAATGCTCACCTGCGACAAGGCGATAAGCCTACTCTCTGCCATTGAGATGTACGCTGTCCAGTGCTTTGACACTACGGCAAGACATAAAGCAGCAATAGGTAATCTGACAACCATTGAAGAGGTTGAGAAGTATGACATCACAGCAGGCTACCCCGAGAGATTGGAAATAACAACATACGATTAACAACAAAAATTCAAATATCATGGAAGTAAAAGTAAGACGAATAGCAAAAAAGGAGACGTACACAATAGGTAAGATGTACGTCAACGGCGAGTATGTCTGCGACACTCTTGAAGACAAGGACAGAGGACTAACATCTAACATGTCAGTTGCGCAGATATGCGGAGTGAAGATTAAGGGCGAAACGGCTATACCGACAGGCAGATACCTCGTCGATATGAAGACGGTATCGCCAAGGTTCGGAGGTCGGGCGCAGTACCAGTTCTGCAAGGGTCGACTGCCAAGGTTGTGCAATACGCCCGGCTACCAAGGCGTACTTATTCACTGCGGCAACACGGCGAAGGACACGGAGGGCTGCATCCTTGTCGGCGAGAATAAGGAGAGGGGCAAGGTGCTCAACTCAACGGCGACGTTCCGTAAGGTGTACGCGAAGCTGAAGGCTGCGGACGAGAGAGGAGAACAGATCTGGATAACAATCGAGTAACACGAGAAAAACATGAACATAAGAGTAATACTGATGCTGCTGAACTGCATCATATTGGGAGCGACAACGCTCTTTATTTTCTATAAGGCAGCGCAGCTCGATATGGTAGATGAAGGCTACGACGAGAACAAGCGAAACCGACAAGGTGCTATCGGATGGTTTATTGCGTCTATATTCGTAGGCGTTCTCGCGCTGCCCGTAATGGTGCTGCGTGAGGTTTATCAATGGAAGCGTTATAAGCTACCGGGTATTGAGTGGGATGATATTTGTCGCTACGGATTTACTATTGTTATCGGCTCTATGCTGCACGTACTCCTGCTTGTGGTGGTTACGCCATCTTCTTGTTGACAGCGAAAGTAAAAGGACTAAATCAAAAAAACCGCTTCCATCCTCGCAGACAGAAGCGGCCCAACTTTTGTTATACTTTACAGAAGTATGGCTAAGAGCCATATTCGTGACTGCAAAGGTACAATATTTTTTTGTTTTTACATCGGATTTTGCTGATTTTAGTTCACTAACATAGGACCCGTGTCGCGGCCTGTAAACGATATATTGATATTGCGAGCATAGTCTCCGTTCTTTTCCGTCATTTCGTCAACGTGTAGCTTCACGCGGAACGTCTTTTTCCCATATTCGTCGCCCTTATCAAGAGTCTTTATCTCTGCCCAGGCACCTTTTACGGGCTGGTTGTTGTCCCAAGTGCTTAGTTCGTGCTTCTTGTATTCGGGTTGCCATTGCTCCTTCCATCCCCACACCGAACCGCCGACCTGCTCTATCCCGTAACGACCGTCGTACATGTCGTCAGCAGGGGCATTGTAGACGAGAAAACTGATCGTATAGTAATCGGTCTTGTAATTACCCACCTGCGGGTCGCTTTGAAGTCCGAACGATCCCGTACCGCTATTGTTATGGGAATAAGACAACTGATGCACAGGCTTCACTTTGAGAAGTTTTGAAAAAGCCGACTCCACCGGCACATACTCCGGTTCCTCGTTGTCGTCGCTGCTGCAACTGCTCATACTCACACATGCTGTCGTCATCATCGTCAACAGCAGCATCATTCTAAAGATTTTCTTCATACATTAATATTTTTATACGTTAGTACTTTCGTAGGTTTGTATATTTTTGTTTTCTGTCATTCAATGTTTTATAATACCGTCATCACAAGATTGACAATCCTTACAGCTACATGCGCTCGCTTGTCACCGACGACCTCAAGGTGATGCTCGCCGGCAACGACCTCACGGGTGGCGTAGTGCCGGCGGTGGCTCCACAGGTGGCGGTGGTCAGAAGCCTGGCGGCGAACTGGAGCCGTAACGGTCGCTAAGCGGAAAACTTAACATTCCCCACGATAGGCACGCGAGGCTTGCCGTGGGATTTTTTCTTTGCAATGTCCGTAGGACGAAAAGCAAAAAAAACACTGCTATCCTCGCGGACGGCAGTGCTCAAAACCAAAATAGTAACATAATCATTAAAGATTATGAAACATGTCGTTTTATCACTCTGCCTTAATGCTTGCGCTGATTTTTGCGCCACACGACGGGCAGACTGTCTGTATCTTAAATTCTGATGGTGCTTTTTGTGTCTTTTCGCATTCCTGCCATTGATCTTCGTCTGGGAACAACTCAGTTATCTTCACGCCTAATGCGTCGGCTATCTCATAAAGGTTGCTCAATGAAGGATTGCCGTTGATACGCGAACTCATTGTAGCTTTCGTGATTGTGCGCTGATTGTTGTCCTTGTCGGTGCGGATTATCTTGTTGGCGAGGTCGGTCAATGTAAGACCCTTCTCCTGCATGATTTCAGCTATGCGGAGATTGTTTCTCTTTCGTTCCATAATAATGTTCTTTGATGTTTCTATTCTGTAAAGTATTAAAAGTTTGATGCAAAGTTATATAATTATATGAATATTTACAAACTATTTTGAAGAAAAATGATACAAATACGAATATTTTTAATACTTTTGTTTGGTATTATGATATTATTGAGCGCGTCTACCCTACCCCATTCTTCTCCTCGGCATATCGTGGAATGTTGGTGACGAGGAAGGCAGTGGCGCAGTTTGGGCATACCAGCACTTTGTGTGCGTCTTGTGGGGTCTGGGCGAACAGCGGACCTAAGCGTTCACGCTCGGCATACTCCTTCAGTTTTTCAAAGCTCACCTTGGGCTCTTCGATGATTGTGCCGTCTTGAGCCATGCGATAGAAGAAGTCGCGAGGGTCAACGTCTATTGCCCAGGCTATCTTGTATATGGTGGAGAGCGTAGGATTGCCCGAAGTCATTTGCGACACGGCAGCCTTGGTCACACCCAGACGTTCTGCCACTTGCTGAGTGGTGAATCCCTTTCGGTGAACGGTCTCCATAATGTTCAGTTCCGTAACGGGAGCGTATGGCTGCACCACCTTGCGCCCATCTTTCTTTATCTCGATGTCTATCATATATAGTGTTTTGTGTTGTTTATAACGCAAAGTTAAGATATTTTGCTTTTATGCGCAGGACATTGTGCGTATTTCGTCGTTTTTGTGTAAGTTTGGTCTATTGATTAAGTGTTTTGGTATAGGTTGATGTTGTTTTAACGTACTAAACATGAGCGTTTTAATCTGTTTGTTCCCCAAAATAATCGTTGTAATTTGGGTTTTCTCGAAAGTGGCAGCACGTAGGTTGCTACCCATAAAACCATGTAAATTTTTAAGAATTAGAGCAAAGGTGTTGTTTTGAACGGCTCAACCTCACAAGCGAGCAACCGCCGCACTGAGACCCCTTGGCTTAGTGTCGGTTAGTCAAATCTTATTATATATGCTAACGAGTATAAAGGGGGGGGGTGGTCTGTGGTGGTCTGTGGTGGTCGTGAATGTGCCTTATATATAATAAGGTGTAATAATAAAATAATACAAAAATAAATACCTGTATGAAAAAATCCTTATTTTATTTGGCGGTGTTAGATTTTTTCCATACCTTTGCAGCAGTTAAAGAAAAAAACCAAATAGTAACAAATAAAATACTTTAAGATTATGAACAAAAGAAAATTGTCGTTGTTAATTGCGCTTGCAACAATAGCAACTAACAACAAAGAAGGATTTACAGTAAATGCAGCAACTTTGCAACCAATTACAACAGGGTACGCTGTAGCCATCGCAGCAACACAAAATTCGTTTGGTCTCGAAGGCCTTGCGAACGTTGTAAAATACGTTAGCGAACACCCTGAAATAAATGCTTTTGGCGGTTGGTATAATAGCCAAAATAATATGTATTATTTTGACGCTACAATGATTATTAAGGATTTGAAAACAGCTATAGAGATCGGGCGTGCAAATAAACAGCTTGCAATTTTTGATCTTACGAACGGCTTACCTATCGACTTATAATAAATGAAGAGGACCGGCGCCGCCGGTCCTTACATTCAACAAATTAAATATTATATATTATGATATACAACAAAGAAATTAACGGCGTTAAATTTTCGCTTGTTTGTGAATCTTGGTGCACTCGAAACAGTTGGGGGCACAGAGTAACTTTGTATAAAAATGATACCGCAAAAGTGGGTAAAATAAAAATACGCTATTATAATAGAACTTGGGAGGAATACCAATACCAAAGCGCAATAAAAGGCGTTATATATAATGCCATTCAAGAAATTAAAGCGGTTGCAAAGAAAGCGTTTTTAACTTTGCATAACTACAAACTTTTGACGAAAAAACGCGCCGCCGAATTTACCGAATATCTTGCAAAGGATTTAGAATATAATACATATAAAGAACTTTTTGAAATGTTTTAATTGTTTGACGTGCTGCGAATTTGCAGCACGTTTTTTTGTATCTCGTTGTATGGTGCTGTATGGTGCTGTATGGTGCTGTACCTCGCTGTATGGTGCTGTATCTCGCTGCATCTCGCTGCATCTCGCTGTATCTCGCTGTATGGTGCTGTATCGTGCTGTACCTCGCTGTATCGTGCTGTATCTCGCTGCATCTCGCTGTATCTCGCTGTATCGTGCTGTATCGTGCTGTATCTCGCTGTATCGTGCTGTATGGTGTCCCCTGGTGCCCCACTCCATCACATTACACACATTATATAATATCACAGATATTAGAGTATTTGAGGCGGTGCCCACTCATTATAGATATTATAGAGCATCACTGATATTATGTTTTTTATATTGTTTGCATTATATAATAAGGTGTAATAATAAAATAATATGAAAATAAATATTTGTATGAAAATTTTTTTATTTTATTTGGCAGTGTTAGATTATTTTCGTACCTTTGCAACAGTTAAAGAAATAAACCAAAATAGTAAAGAACAAAATACAAAAGATTATGGCAAGAATCACTAAAAAACAGGAGTTCGACGAGCTTTCCAAGTTCGGTTGCGCTTTCCTTCAGACCAACAATTATGGGGGCTATTGCATCGTTATAGATGATGGCGGGGAACAGGTATTGTGGCGCGACTGCACCAGCAGAAACGAGCATACGGCGCGACGTTGGCAGCGCATCAAATACACTTGCCCGCGTGATCCTGAAACCGAATCGCGTCCGTACCTTACTATATACGGCATCCGCTATTATTTAGACGACTTCATGCGCTGCGCCTAACCATACCAGGGAGGCTCCGGCCTCCCCTATTATAGAAAACATATAACATCACCAACTTTATAAATACTTTACTGATTATGAGTACACCGAATTCTGCATTAACAAATGCTTCACGTTATTTCGTGTTAGGAATGCCTGTATATTACACACAGGAAGAAATAGACGAGCGCAAACTCGACCAGGACCTTTTAGGCGAGTTTGATGAACTGGACACAGAGGCTAATTATGAAGCGGACAAGGAAAATGTGGCCTGTGAGCTGAAGGCGAAGGGATGGCACGATATAGAAGAGTGTGACAATGATCGCAGTTATCCAACATCTCTATTTTCAGAGATTACTAAAACTATTTGGTTTGGCAACACGTATGTAGATGTTACCGTTCAAGCCGGCTGCACGTCCGGCTATTACGAAGCGGCTAATTTTGACTGGTTTGCAAAAGTAAAGGTTAGCGGCATGATAGAAGGATGGCACGAGACCTTCGAGTATGAGCACGACGAGCTGGAAGCCGACGACGTGATCCGCGACAACTGGTACGACAACAAAGGACTCAGCAAGATTCACGCTGCGCACATTCTCCGCAAAATTGAGTCTATTATAGACGACCTGAAAAACGAGGCTGAGCTTGCCTTCTCACAGTATTGCGACGAGGAGTTGTTTTGCGATTTTATCGCCTTCAACGGTGAAGCCGGCTACAGCAAGACGGGCAAACGCCTCTGGCAAGAAGTAGAAGAACTGAATAAGAAAACCGCTTAAACAATATATCATCATGGCACCAACTATTACAATATCACGCACAACGAGTACACGTGCCCTTCTCACGGCTTTATTTGCCGTCGTCGTGTTACTCGTCAGTCGCACGGTAAAAAACGCTCTTGCAGCCCTTAAAACGACCCGCCAGTGGCTCCGGGCTCAGCACAGCTTTTATGGCCAGGATGGCGACCCTATCCAGTGCACCGGCTGGCAGTTCGTCGGCTACAACATCATGGCAGCAGTAGTGGCAATATTGCTCTGCATTAAGTATTAATTAACGCCTTATTATAGGCACATAAAAATATCACCAACTTTTAACATTTACAGATTATGGCACAGATAGCATTATTCAACGTAACCAATGATTCACAGTATTTACCACAGCGTCGCGACATGTTCAACGAGGCGCGATGGAAGGAGGCTAAGCGCCTCCTGGCACAGGCCCTGAAGTTGACAAGCAAGGAGGCAGGCAGATATACGTCGCGCTTCCTCCAGGATAGAATGGTCGGTGGGGACTTTCCGGCACCAGCCGGAGGCTATCACAACGGCATCACGTGTATAGCCAACGGAGGCGAGCACAGCCAGCAGCGAGGCGAGTTCACAGTGTACGATATTATAGGCAGCTCGTATATTTATGAGGCACCGACAGGCGACATGTGTATAGCCAACATTCCGGAAGAAGGAGAAACGGAGTACTACCGTATATCGGTATTGGCTTATTAAACCATCATTCACGGGCTGCACCTGGCAGCAGGGCAGCCCCTATTATAGAACACTTTTAAAATTGAGAATATTATGAACGAGATATTTGTCGAAGCAAAAAATCTTATTTGCAAAGATGGCGAGGTGTGGCTGTGGAAGTCTGATGGTATGAAGTTTGTGAACTTCTTCGCCACAAAGGAGGATGCACAGAAGTATATAGATCTGCATCATCAGTTTTGCCGTGAACGCGGCATGAAGGAAGAAGCCTATAGCATCGGCACGGAGGCAGACTTTATGGCGGCTGCGAAAAAGTATGAAGCCGACAAGAAGGCCAACGAGGTGAAGGAGTACGGAAAGCACGTTGACGCATTGATAGAGCGCAAACAGCTCGAAATAAAGGCCCTGGACGGACTTGTTCAGGTGTGCCGAAAGTTTGATGGCAAGGTACTTAATAAACGCTTCCATGATGCAGTGAAGGAGGCGACGGGCTTTTATAGCTCGTTCGGTGAATACAGCTTCGAGCTGAATTGCTACGACTATTACGACTTTTATCGCCCCAACGTCTCATTGTCCGTTGACTGGAGCCACGGCATCAACCGCTACACCGGCAAGAAGAAGGAGATGAATCCGAATGACTGGCAGTGGAACACTGGCGACCGTCTGGATGCCGAAAAAGCGGTTGCCGTTATAGATTTTTACAAAAACGGTCGACTTGCCAAAATCGAGGAACTGAAGGCTTCAAAGAAGAAGTATGCAGCCTATCTGCGACTTGCACGAAAAGCGGAGGCGATAATGAAGGATATGGAAGGTTACGACTACGAGATTCGCGAGTTCGCAAAGGAGAACGCATTGAGCCAGTATAGCCGTCACTCATACTTCTGGAGGGGCTACTAAATCAACATCATGGGCTGCTCTGGCAGCAGGGCAGCCCCTATTATAGAACATATAAAAATTTGATAAAATCATGGATAAGAAGAAATATATCGACGTATTGACTGAACAGGCAAACAAGCATCACAGACCGCAAGAAATGGCTCTGAGCGACTTCTGCGACTATCTTATAGAGTTTTTCAGTGTTGATTCTTTTAAGACTGGCACAACTGGTCAGCATTTCTTAAACTGCACACAAAAAAATCCCGCTTTTGCCGATCTTGCTCTTCTGTGGCTCAACGACGTAAAAACGGCGATGGAGCATGGCCAGTGGCTTGACGTGTTTGGCATACTGTACGAAGAAATGTATCTAAGCCGTGGCAAGGCATCGAAGACGGGTCAGTTCTTCACGCCTCAGAGCGTGTCGGACTTAATGGCACAGATCAGCGGCCTGGGAGCCGGCGACCACGGCAGGGTGAACGACTGCGCAGCAGGTAGCGGACGTTTGCTCCTGGCACATTATATGGAGAAGAGCAAACTGGACCATTCAGCCGGCAGACGCTTTGAGTATGTGGCACAAGATAGCGATCCTATTGCTTGCAATATGTGCGCCTTGAATTTAATGGTACACGGCATGTATGGTCGTGTGGAGTGTCGCGACACATTGCGTATGAGTAAGCCGACGGTGGTGTATTATATCAACGAAGTAAAATATCCGTTTAACACGCCTTATTATAGCGTGAGAACGGTATTAGCGGAAAATCAAAAATAAGGTATCACGGGACGATTTGCCCCTATTATAGAACATTAAAAATACTAAGGATTATGGCAAAGATATTTGTTAATGAGACTGTAGGTAAATTGCAAAGTTTTGTTGGATTCTACGATTCAATCTGGAGTCCAGATGATGATATATATTATGAGTGTGTAGAAGAAGATCTGGAGGAGGATGTTGATTTTACCTTCGACTATAAGCAGTACCAAAACGACATCTGCAAAGCATATACGGAGGTTTGGGAATTGTGGATGCAGAAGTTTATCAGCGACGATATAGAACTGGAGTTCGTAGAGGTTCACAGTCCTCGATATTATAATTACGAAAATGATTCTTGTCGCGTGAAAATTCGCCTGACACAGGCTGCGGAGGATGCTATTATAGCCAAGATAGGAAAACACCGCGATCAGCTGGCTAAGTGGATAAAGGAAAACCACACAAGCTATGATGGCTTCTTTTCTAATCTATCCAACGACATCGACCAGTGGCCCAGTCGTTTGTTCGATAGCGACGAAACTTTTCAGCCTGCCTATCTCTTCTGTATGCTCTATTATATTGTCAAGGCAGAATATTTGGCGACAGGTGAGACAGAAAGCTTGGAATACGAGGCTTGCGGTCGCATACGTACAGATATTAGTGTAACATCATATATGAAGGACATAGAAAAAGTTGCTTAATTATATGAGAACATCTAAAACAATTCATTCTTTTCTGCTTAGTGAGCAGAAAGGACACACACTCCTCACGGCTCAGGAATATCCCTGGAGCGTGTTGCAGGTGATACCTACCACTCCGGCAGACTTCGACCGCACAGTGGCAGTTCTGGAGCAGCGAGGTTTTGTCGCCCATCACGACATCGACCGCACATTTTGCATCATCCACCTGACAAGCGGCGACCACGACGGACAACACCCTGAACGGTATATCACCATCACTCAGAACAACTACATGCAGTACATCGAGGCATTGAAGGACACGATGGCACAGGCGGCAGTGTGGTATGAGACGAATATTATAGAACCCTTTAAAAACGACAGATTATGAGAGTACCGAAAGATATACCTAACGAATTGAAGCGTCTAATCAATGCTATATTGAAGCGTGATGGCGATTGCGAAGGTTGGCTTAATGGATATAATCGAAATCCATGGGGATTCACCTGGTATGGCTCCAGTATGATTTGTGAGCCTCTGTTTTGTTGTTATGGCTGCATTGGCTATGGCATCAATTATAAGGGGTACACAATTCATGTGGATAATGAGCTGTCACGAATAAAGATTTTTGATGAATAGTATATTATATAACCCTTAAAAAACGACAGAAAATTATGGCAAGAATAATTATACTGAGTACCTGCGACGCATGGAAGTCGCGCAGTTCATTCCGACTTTACGGGACATGGGCGACTACGAAAGCTGGTTGTCGCCGACTGTTCAAGAAAATTGGTGAGCTTATTGAAGATGGCACGTTTGCTTATGAAGACGAAACATTGCCAGTGAACGAGCAGTTGGCGAAGTTTAAGGAAGACGGAAAAGGCTGCGTTACAGGATTTATTTATGATATTCAGTCTAAACTGAAATACGGAAATATGGAGTGGTCCGAGCTTAGATAAACACCCCTATAACACAACCTCTTTTTAAAAAAAACGACAGAAGATTATGAAATTTAAGACAGTAAAAACGATATTGATGGATGCTCAGAGCAATCAGCAGCACGGAGTAATAAAGATGCACAGCGACTGCGTGTGTTTCAGTTTTACCAACGGCGACAGCGGCGAGGACGACATCATCGCCTACAGCAGCGACACGGAGGTTATTTCGGTGTTAGGCAAAGCCGGCAACAGCTATATCGACTGCGAGGCGATAGAGTGCATTGAGGTGTATAAGTAGACCATTTCATCTCGCGCCCGGCATGGCCCTTGCGAAGGTTCGACCCCTTCGGCGGAAACGCATAATCATAATCAGAGTATTTTTTGTTTAGCTGCTGCTGCGGTCCGCGAGGATAGCGGCAGCCACAACGCCCACCATGCAGGCATGGCGCCAGGTTCGAGCTCCTGGATGGGCGACTGAAAATAATAAAATACGCATTAATATATAATTTATGCGTCATTAATTTGGTAGTTATAAATATTATTGCTACCTTTGCAACAGATAAAGAAACAACTAATTTAAACTTTAAACTATATGCGTAAATCAATAGACACTTACATCGAAGCGATTGCTCACGACAACGAGCTGTATATTCGCGAGAGCTATATGACAGTAGCAGACTACATCATCAACAACGCAGAGAACTGCTCCGGCTATTACGAGTTCTTTGACGACGACGAACTCGACGAGACTGGCGAACCGACAGAGGCTCAGATTGACGAACTGAAGGCTTATCTCTTAGAGAACTATACTACACCGATCGAGCATCGTATCGAGGACATTGTGCTCACTAAGCACGGCAACGGTAGCGATAATCTACAGTATGTAGCCGACGGCAAGAACTTCGAGGTTGATGGCGAGTTCTATGTTGATAAAGAATACCGCCTTCACCACACCCACATCTTCGAGAACGGCGACGAGCAGGAGATAGTAATACCCTACGAGAATGGCGAACACAAGTTATAACTCTTCCAGCCCTACCGCAACACGGACAAGCGGAAAATTATGAAGATTAAGACCTCAAAGTACAATGAAGTAAGATTATCTGATGTTGCTCAATACATCAAAGTTCCTGCACAGATAGTAAAGCCATCTACGCCAACAAACGGAGTGTTGATTGGTGAAGTTCAATACGAAGACGGAAAGAAAGAACGAGTATATTCAGACTACGACGTCCGTATCAATAACATTCAGTTGCCATTTGCAGCTGGAAAGGAAAGCTACTTCGATAGCGAGATAGAAATAAACTAACAGATTCAGCCCTACGCATCACGGTTAAGCGGAATAATATGAAACAGTTTCTTTTACAATTGGGTAAGGAAAGTAAGGTATGTTCTAATATAGCAGAAGCCAAGGAATTTGTCTCTCGTTTTGGACATCTGACGAGTGCAGGAGAAAAGAGAATCACCGGTTTGTTTGATGGCACAATAGGCATAAACCGAGACTTCGCCTGGATGATGCCCAAGCATATTCCAGAATTAAAGAACTACCCTGAGCAGCATTGCAGAATGTGGATAAAACCATGTCCTGCGGACACCAACGAAGGAGAATAACCAGTACGCCATGCACGAGATAATAGACGTAATACACGACTATCTGTTTGTAACGCTCCGTCTGCGCAATGTGCAGACGGGCGCGACAAGAGACTGGAGGTATTGGGACGACCTGGAGGATTGGCTGTGCAAGGAGTACGGCGTGAAGGATCTGAAAGGTCTCGTTATAGAAAAGTTGCCTAATTATGGCGATTGGGTAGAATCAGAGAAATAAAAATCATTCAGCCCTACCGTCGAGGAAATAAAGGATATTTAAAAGTCTAATCAACCACAGAGGACACGGAGAACACAGACGATGTGAAACTTGTGGTTTAAATTGATATTGTTATGGCAGAACAGATTAGAGTGTGGAAGTCGAAGAACTTGCACTCCACCTATATGCTTGTATATCGAGACGAGCTGACGGGGAGGCTGCGCGTCACTCGGATGGATGGCAGGAAGTGTGACAATGAAAATGGCCTGATAAACAGTTATAACATGTTTGGTGGTGGTCTTTGGGCAGCTTGCAGGGACATGGGTAACGATGTTGCGGAGATACGCGCTGCCGTGGATCGTGAGATAGCCGAGGAGACAGCACAGCGAGAGCGTGAGGAGCTTCGACTGAAAGCGGAAGCCGAAGCTAAAGCGAAGGCTTTACAGAAGGCTCAGGAGATTAGGGCTGCGCTTGCCGGCACAAAGGACAGCGTATGTATCAAGCCTATTGAGGTGTTGCAGCGGTACGACCTCTTAGAGGAGCGTCTGGAACAGCTGAAGTCTGGCGAGTATGCCGTTTGCATCAACTATAAGAAGAAGGGCGTTGTTGAGCTGCGCACGAAAGCACGAACGACCGACCATCTGAAGGTGTTGGCAAAGGTGACGAAGGATAAAAGAAATAGTAAAGCCTCTTTACATCGTTTTGCCGTGAAGGTGCGCGAAGCGTATCAGTCGGGCATTGTCATCATCGGCAAGACTCACGCCCTTAAAGGCTTCGGCAAGCGCATTGTGGACGCTGCTCTCTGCGTCAAGAAGAGCCAGAACACATATTACTCATCGTCTGCGCCACGTCAGTATTACGACAAGAACACGCTTGTGTATATGAAGCTGGAGCAGATAGAGAAAAATGACTTATAATGTTATAGACTATGGCAGAAAACAGTAAAACGACGAGATCGGCAGGCAGACCTGCCATCGGTGGCAAGAGACGACAATATGTTGTGACAGACGATGTGCACGAGTGGATAATGTCGCACGGTGGAGGTAAGTACTTGACGGAGACCATGCGCTGTGTGCGCACTACGAGCGGAGGTAAAGGTGCTGTGACAGATTATGCGATGTGCATTCTTCGCGCTGCCACTTGCTTCGATTTTGAGGTAGACCTTACCGAGCCTTATGCTGACTTAGGATTGAAAGCCCGCGACATAATATTGTCGGAGGTAAAAGAGCCTGAGACTTACCATGTTTACAAGGAAGGAACGTGGAAAGATGGCGTTTTTAACAATAACATTGGCTCCCTTGCTATCAGTTCATCGTCAGAATGCCCTGAAGACGAAAGCAAGCGACGTTATTACAGACCGTCGGGAGACTTCGGGGATTATAAGCGTATTCCTTACAAGCGGGTGAAGGCAGGAGACTATTGTTTGGTTAATCGGTATGTCGACGACAAAGCACGAGTCGTAGGAGTATTGGCACAAGTAGAGAAGTGAAAAATAAATAATAACAATAATAAAAAACGAAATATTATGGCAACAAAGAAAGTTTATCCGTTTATTCATGCAGAGATGTTCGACCTTGAAGACAACAACGACAGAAAGAATGTTGTGTTTGACGCGCGAGAGGTCGAGAGCTACGAATCATGGTCAAGTAAAGATGATGAAGATGGGAACAAGTGCGTACAAGTCAATTTCAAATCGGGACGAAAAATGTGTCTATACATGGAACTCGATCAAGAGCTTTACCCTGGCGACAATCTGATTACTGCAATCGACATGGTGCAGTACTCTCACTTCTGGCACGACAACGAAGACTCTATCCCTGACGAGGACGAGAATTAATATAACAACAACTTTTTATACTTTACAGAATATGGCTAAAATTAAGAATTTTGAGGATTATTGCGCTTTGGTGGACGAAGTAAAGGTGCATGATTATAAGTATTTTGCACAGAACGCCCCCTCTATAAGCGACGAGGAATATGATGCTCTTTACTTCGCTTTGCAGGAATATGAAGACGCGCATCCGGATGATATACTGAAAGACTCACCTACCCAGCGGTGCTACAGCGAGAACGGCAACGGCAAGCGCACTGTTGCGCGTCGCACGGCGTGCCTCTCGATGAAGAAGCTGCATGATGCCAAGTCGGTAGTGAAATACCTGAGAGCGCAGCAGCGCACTGCCAATATCAGCAGTCAGGGCGCGAAGGTAGATATAGAGTGGAAGTTCGACGGCGAGACCGTGAGTCTTGTGTATCGCCGCGGCTCGCTCTCGGAAGCTACCTACGGACATGGCAAAGAGTTGTACGGCATCGACTGCCTGGAACATATAAAGCATGTTCAAGGCGTGCCTGTCCAGGTGGACGTATGGAGCCAGTACGACCGAGTGGAGGTGAGAGGTGAGGTGATCATCTCGCTTGAGGAGTTTGCCCGTTATAGCAAGGCTGGCAAATCGCCCCGTTCTACGAGTAACGGCATCATGGCGAAGAAAGTGGCTGTAAAGGACGAGTGCAAGCGTCTGGAGTTTCATCCCTTCCGCCTCATTATGGACGGCGTGATAAGACACACGGCTGCTATGCAGGCTCTTGAGCGTAATGGCTTTAAGACTTCGGGCTTCGTGTCGGCTCTCAATCTTGAGAAAACGGATGCCGAACTGGAGCAGGACATTGAGAACATCGTGTGCTCTGCCGAGGTGGAGCGTGAGTCGCTGCCCTACCCTACCGACGGTCTTGTGTTCAAGTTCGACAACTACGACTATTACGACCGTATAGGACAGACCGATCATGACGCAAAGTATAATTGCGCTTTTAAGTTTCGACCGGTGTTTAAGGCCGTAACCACATATCGCGGATACCATACTACGGTAGGCGAAAAGACTGGCAAGGTGACGTATGTAGCCGACTTTGACGAGGTGGAAATGAACGGACACCGTTTCGCCCATGCCAACTGCGGAAGCGAGCGCACGTTCCTCCAGAAAGACCTTGTGGCAGGTTGCAAGATAGAGGTCAGCTTGCACGGCGATGTTATCGTGTGTGTGGATAGAAAGATTGAAGACGAACCGGCTATTGATGAGAACCTTATCATTGAGGAAAAGCCTATCATTGAGGAAGAATCTATTGCTATTGACGAGGAGCCTCTTGTTATAGACGAATCGGGATTTGTTCATCATCCGGAGCCTCACGTTATAGAGCCGGATATTTATCAGGATCGGGAGCCGGAAGCAGAGTCGGAGCCTATACCTCAGCTGAAGCCGAAACGTAAGCGTAATTATCCGCAGGTAGGCGAGCCGACGCTACGAGAGGAACGTGAAGACACGTCGGCAAGGAGAAAGGATGGCAAACTGAGCGTAAAGAAGGTATTCGCCGGTGCGCTTGCTGTACTCATGTCAGCGTCAATGTTCGTAGTTGTGGTAGCATTCGCCGGAGCCGCCCTATTCTTTCTGCCGATGATGGGAGATGTTGCAAAGAAGTGAGTTATGTTTTTGTGGAAATGTGGAAATGTGGAAGTACAGAAATACATAAATACACATTTTCACAAAAACATAAAACAATAAACACACAAACACATCCATACACAAACGCACACACACATAAATACATATATACATATATACATATATACATGAATAAACAAAGCAACTAACAAATTAATCAACTAACAAAGCAATACACACACAAATACACTTATAAATAAATTAAGCAATAAATAAATAAACAAATAAATAAACAAATAAATGTGCATGGATATTTGTTTATTTCAATTATAATTCTTAAATTTGCAACGTATTACAGATTATACGTGTTCTGTATATTTGAATAGTATCATCAATTTTAAAATATACTTTATAGAAGATGGAAAGACTTAGAGAAGTGCTTGCCTTTGTAAACCACAAAGGCGGTGTAGGAAAAACAACAACGGTGCAGAGTTTAGCGACCGGATTGCGCCGTTTTGGTAAAGGAAAATTCGGAGTGGATGCCGATGGACGCAAACGCTTGCCGCGTGTGCTCATTATCGACCTTGACCCGCAGGCGTGTGCCTCGTTCCTCTTCGGATGGAGCGAGACTCAGAACGCAGGTAAGCCTACCGTTTACGACGCATTGGTACAGCAAAGCAATTTGCCCGTTTATCAGGTACGTGAGGGAATTTACCTCGCGCCAGCTGCGTCGCAGCTTATATCCATAGAACCGTTTCTGAATCAGCGGGCATTGCCTCGCAAAGCCCTTTGTAAATTGCTCGCCAAGCCACTGAACGAGTTAGCAGGCACCGAACTGGCAGACGGAGGCGTGAACACCGTTATGGATGCTTTCGACTACGTGCTTATAGACTGCCCACCGGCTATGTCGTTGCTTACATACAATGCTCTCACAGCCGCTACGAGTGTAGTGCTGCCCGTGCAGCTCGAAGTGTTGGCAACAAAAGGTATTGCCGAAATCATCAACGCCATCGAGGAAACACGTGAGGATCTTAATCCCGATCTTGACATTCGTGGCTTGCTGATGGTAATGAGCAACGACCAGACCAACGCCACAAAGGAGTTTAAGGCATATCTCGGCGAAAAGTATCAGGACTATATGTTTGACGCTTATACGCGCCGCGACACGAAGATGGTCGAAGCGCAAGCTATGCGAGAAGACATCTTTGCTTATGCACCGTATTGCAGGGTAGGGCAGGACTATGAGCGTTTTACCAAGGAGATAATCAACAGTTTCACTTTTTAATATTATAGGGTATGGCAAGAGAAATGAAGAAACGAGTTGCGCATTTTGGTCTGGAAAATTCAGACGCTATAGACGAGAACGAGCGCATTTTGGAAGCAGGTAGACAGCAGCGTCAGGAGAACAGGGAGAAAAAGGGAAGTGGAGAAGCGGCAGCGAATACTGTCACTGCTTCGTCCGCAGAAGTTCCGGCGACTGAAAAGCCGACTGTTTCTACAACAACGTCTGAGACCGAGACATCGACAACTATAACTCCTGTAGCAGATCAACCGGCAACCACATCATTCAGCAACGATATTGCTGCGAACATGCGTAAGCCGAAGGGTAAGAAGACCGAGAATGGCATCACCATATACGTGCCGATGGAGTATTACGAGCGTATCGCCTTGATGAAAATGCGCACTGGCGTGCCTATCAAGGATTTGGCGCTACAGGCTGTGATTGAGTTTTTGGACAGAAACAAAATGTAAAATCTAAAGTCTGATGTACACCGATATGGACAACTTTGAAAAATGCGAGGCGATATTCAACGAGGACTTGTAATATGTAAGGTAAAATCCTACTAAAGTTTTTTACCTTAAAGTTTACGAAGTCACTACAAAAGTGTGCTGTTTTTGGTTTGTAATACCTACGGATTTGTTTACCAATACCTACGGATTTGTTTACTTAAACCTACGGATTTGTTTACCAACTCCTGCGTTTTTGTTTACCTCACTGTAGGTAACTGATTGATAATCAATACGCTCAAAAACCTTAATATAATATAATTATAAACTATGGATTTTTCGTTTTGAAAGAATAAAAGAATAGTTTATGTTACATTATATTAAGGGAAATTGGAGGAGTTGAAAATCAACGAGTTAGAGCATACGAAGTAAACAAATATATAGGAGTTGGTAAACAAAAACGTAGGTTTTGATACATAAAAACGTAGGTTTAAGTACATAAAAACGTAGGTTATGGCAAAGAAAGCGAAAAAAGAAGACAATGAAGGCAAACTTCAACATGCCTTGAACGAATTGCGCTGGATAAACACACCTGTCAACTATACATCATACGCTAAAAGCTATTCTCTCATACAACAGGACGTTATGCTGTTGGTAAGCGGACGACTGCAAGACCATTTTGCCAAGTTTCTTAACGAACATCGTTATTTAAGCAAGGAACGACCCAATGGAGGTATAACGAAAGAAGACCTGTTGAAGATGGGACCGATACGTTTGCGCCTGGCTGACTTCGGTATAGACAGCAGCCATTATGACGAGTCGGTAAAGGTGATAAACCAAATGAAGAAGATAGAGTTTCATTTACCGCGTTTCGATCCAGAGACAGGACTTAGAAAAGGTGAGGACTATATGCCTATATTCAGCAAGATATTTATCCCGAAGAACTTCACATCACGAGAAGGAGAAGATTTCAACTATTCGGGAGACGGAGAAACAAAGATAGACGAGGACGGACAGGAAGTGCGCAAGTTCCGTCGTGACGGATATATCGAGGTTACAATAAACATTGAGGTGGCAAAAGCCGTGTTTGATATGGCAGACGGATATTTCAATCATCTTGAACGTATCGCCTATTTCTGCAATTCGGCTTACACGTCACGTCTTTATCTTCTGTTGATGAAGTACGCGAGCAGGGGGCAGATGCACCCTGCTATAGATTATCGTGAGCTGAAGGAAGCATTGGGTATGTTTAAGGTCGATGTGGAAAAAAGTGAACAACCCGCAAAGGTTGTCACTACTGAGAAATATCAAAAGTTCTCACAGTTCCGCAAACAGGTGTTGGACGTGGCACGTGGTGACATGGAGCGACTGTGCGAGGAAAACAAGATAGAGATAATGCTATCGTGCATTGACCCCAACAAAAAAGGCTATGAACCTATTTATAGGGGTAGCGTCAAACGAGGCAATCCTGAAAAAATCAAGTTTCATATTAAGCGCACACCGTTGGGCTTGGCGAGAGAATTGGAGTTGCATCGTGGTTCGTCAGAAAAACGTTTGTGCGCCAAGTTAATGTCATTATATCCTACGCTCGACGAAGAACGGCTCAAGGCGTTTGTTGCTGACGTTCCCGAAGACCTTTGGAACGACTTTAAGGCGTATGCCTATAATGGAGTGCCGAAAGCGGTAGAGCAACCGCATAGATGGAATGGCACGGTGGAGGATTTCGTGTTTTACATTATGGAGCAATGGATAAAACAGCATAGTGTGAAGCATGAAGCCCAGCAGCAGACGTTTGCGTTTGTCGAAGCGGAGGAAGTGAAGCCGAAACCGGGCGAAAAGGAGTGGCAGAATCTTTTGACCATGCTTGACGGTGAAACAGGCGAGTGGCTGGGTAGTGAGATGTCGGACTTGTTGAAAAAAGTGATGCTTGATGATTATGACGGCAAGACTGTCCGGATTATTGCGACTCAGGAGCAGGTGACAGCCATAGAGAATCTATTGGAGAGCAATGTACTACAAGGTAAGTTTAGCCAATTACTTGGCTATTGCTTTAAGGGCAATAAACGTAAAAAGGTCTGTTTGGATTATAAAAAACTTAACAAATAGTTTCACACCGCTTACCCATTCCCAAAGGTAGGCGGTGTTTTTTAGTATGTCCTGTTTGTGTTGGCGACTTTTTTTATTTTTGTACACAGAAACCAACAAGACATAAATATATGGGAAAAATCAAAATCATTACATTATGGCTTATGGCTGTAATCACGTTAATGAGCTGCGCCGCCTCAAGAAAGGTGGAGCAGGGGAGTAGTGAGCAACGGCGTGATAGTGACGTAACTATCGTTAAGGACAGCGTGGTGAAGTCGGAGACGATGACGGACAGCAGCGCCGTTAGAGTCACGGACGAGAATCATACATCTGGCACTATGACCGACAAGGGTAGTAACGAGGAAACTATCACTGAGCGAGTGACTGAGAGTACGGATGCCCAAGGCAACAAGACCACCACCACCGATCGAACCGTACACCGCAAGGGCGACTATGAGCGCAATGCCACATACGAGGCACGACTGAAGCATCAGGAAGAGATAATGACGCGGATGCAGCACGTAATAGATAGCTTAGTGTTGAGTAACAGACTGAACGCGGGTACCCACTGGGCAAAGAAGGATAGCACGAATGTGGTGAAGGAGAAGAACACAAAGAATATAAAGTCTACGTCAGAATGGTGGCAGCTTGCTCTGATTGTTTTCAGTGTTTCTTCTCTTGTTCTTTGTTTTAATACCTCGTTTTATAGTAAAAAGAATAAAGCATAAGAACTTATGAGTAGAAAGAAACAAGACATAATAGAGAATACCGAGCAGCCGGAAGTCACCTTACAAGACTTTGTTATCCCTGCCAAGATAGAAGCCTTTTGCGAAAAATACAAGCCGCTCGACCATTGGCGTGAATACTGCGACATGTTCACCGACTATCAGCTTCGTACGTACTTCAAGGCAGTAGTATGTCCGTTGGGCGATCCGTTGGCATTGTACCTTCAGGAGCTGGCTGTGAGAGGCTTTAAGATGAAGGACGATGAATGTGGAGAGCCTGTCATCTACGCTGCGCTAAGGTGATTTTTGTTTTTGAATTTTGAATTATCGGCAAAGCCGATTTTGATTTGTCAATTTTGAATTTAAAATATATGAAGAAACCTCATTATTATTACAAGGTGTCGGCTACGTCTAATGTAGGTAGCGACATTCAGAAGTTTATGAACCGCTGCCAGGAAGCCGAGCAGAAGGCTCTTGATTGGGCTAAAAAACATGGAGCAGAGCACTATTACGAGTCGCCTGAAGGCATGGCAGGTGGAGTAGGAGCCGTGGAGTTTGCCGACACCACCGGACGTGACGGTTGGGATAAGGAAGTGTCGCCCGATGGTCGTGTGTTCTTCTTCCCCATCGAAGGCACCGACTTGGAAAAAGAGATGAATGCCCTGCCAGTCGTGAGTGAGGCAGAGCTGTTTTGCATACTAAACCTTCAGCCGAAGCGCACGAAAGACAACCTGCCTTTGCCCATGACGTTTGGAAATAGCACGCCCATCGTGTTCCTGCATCAAGGCTACTGGTATGCCGACGTTCCGTATGTAAGTGCCGACATTACACTTACCCAGATAGAGGAAAAAGAGTTTTATCGTCGCAAGATGGCAGCGATAAACGAACGAAAATAAATAGTAAGTAGTAGATAATAAGTGGTTAATAATTAGTTTTTAGTTTAGATTTTTTGTGCGTTACCCGTCCGTGAGGATAGGTAACGCTTTTTTGTCAGTCTTGTGTAGGACGGTCGGCAACCATATAACCATCATCCATGCTCATATTTTTGTAGCTTTTTGCTTCGTTGAGCATACGAGTGAGATTAGCGATTTGCTTTTGTTGTTCTGCAATCACATCGAGCAGACGTGCGCGTTCCTCGCTATGACGCTCTTCGCTCTTCATGCGTTTAGCTTCGAGGTCGAGCAGTGCTTTCATATTTTGGTCGCTAACATTGCCTACTACGATCATCTCTCCTTGCCCCGTATCGTGCGTCTGGACACATATAGAGGAGGGATTGTCCGTACCGCTGCACTCTTTTTTATCAGAATCAACAATTCCTGGTACGACGGACGGAATTAGCTGCACGTCTAACGGGTCGAGAAGCGCACGACTGCCAGCTTTACGCTCTGTAACATAGCCGCCGTCAGGAGCGAATATGTCACCTTCTTGTGGTTGTACGTACATTGAGTTTCCCGTTGGGTCGCTATCTTTGTCGTAAAAGAAAGCTGAGATAGGCACTTGAAAGGTGTTACAGAAGCGTAGAATGCTTGATACTGGCATGGGACATCTGCCTTGCTCCCATAGACGCAGACTGTTGTTAGATGTTGATCCGATGGCTTGCAGGATGGTGTTGATGTTTATCCTGCCGTTGGCCTCCATCCATCTGTTGAGAAACGAATAATTGTATTGGTACTTCATAACTGAATTATTTAAAAATGACACTTAAATCGTTAAAAAAGATAAATACTGAAAAATAAAAGTAGCTAAGCTATTGTTATTTATATTTTAATTCTTAAATTTGCAACAAATATAATGAATAACTGAAAAATGACAAAGGAAAATATCGAGAAAATAACGACACCATTGCAATCTTTGAACGCTAAAGATATTTCAGTGGAAGAAAAGAAATCGTTGTCTGATTTTATGCAGTCAAAAGGCTTCTCCGTAGCCACTTTTTATCTGCGTTTCTTTAAGAACGGCTTTTCTGTTTGGGAAATCATCGGCATTAACGAATGTAAAAAACAATTTTTAGCTATTCCGGAAGTAGCCGAGCTATTATTGTCGTATGCCGGAGACGAAGAGCAAGGAGCCGATAAGGGCGACAAGGGGTATCTCTATACCTTAGCAAAGAGTGATAAGGTTGGCGCTTTCTACGAATGTCTGAGACGTGCCAATACTGGACTTTGTAAAAAGTTTTTCGACTTTATGAACGAGCGAGGTATGAGCACCGGCACAGTTATCAAGCGTTTTACCACTGACAACTGGAAAGAATGGGAGTCTAATGGTATTAAGAATTGTCTTTGTCAGTTTAACCTAAACTAAATAAAATGATAGATGTTACTTTAGATTTTGAGACCTGTGCACTTGCACCTACAGCTGCCGTGATGAGTGTCGGGGCAGTAGTATGGAATCGCGATGGAGATAAATCACCTTTTTATGGTGGCAATAGTGCTGTTAAATATCCTACATTCTCGGCTCATGTAGACCTTCGGGGAATGTTCATCGAGGGTTTTACTTTCGATGAAGAGACAGCCGAGTGGTGGAAGCAGAAGAGCGAAGGAGCAAAAGCTGCAGTTCTTGATAGTGATGATGACGCTACACCATGTTCGCCTATACAGACTGTTGTGCGTAACTTTTTTGGATGGGTTAAAGAAATCAAAGAAGCGTTGCACAATCAGGACTTGTGTCTTTGGGCTCAAGGTTCAGATTTTGACATTGCTATCTTGCGTAATATCTGCTATAAGTTGGGCATAGAAGTTCCCGTGCATTACACCAACTTCCGCGACCATCGCACGTTTATCTACGAGGCGGCTCGCTTGATATGTAATGCCCGTGGAGAGTTCTATCATCCGAGTAAGGCATACGACCTTATTGAGGATTATAAGGACATTGATAAAGGCGCGGAACACGACCCTGTATTTGACTGCAAGCGCAGCATCTATTCCACATGGCAGATGATGCGAAAGTTGGCTTGTTTGAAATATATTGAATAGAAATGCCTAACCATGAGTATCTGAATTGCCCTTACATCCCTAATCGCCGGAACAAAAGGCAAGGACGGCCTACGCATCGGGAATATCTACACCGCATAGCCTATACGGAGACCGTGCGCGACTATGACAGCGACAACAAAGTACTGCTTTTCCATGCTCCATTCGCCTTAGTGAAGGATGTGTGTCAGAAGTTGTTCACGATGATGCAGGGCAATGTAGGGAATATAATAGTAAGAAACGAGCATTCCTGCCGAGTGAAAAACGGCAAGTGTTATTGGCGTGTGGCTGTGGAGATAATAGATCTTAATGAAAGCGTCATTTCGTTTAAGGAGTTCGTGCTGATGCTGATTAACTGCATGAAGAACTTGGCTAACTGCACCATCCGACACTTCCGCACGGAAACGTTTCTGAACTTATAGTAAAAACAAATGTAAAAACAGAAAGAATAAAGGACAGCATGGAGAATGAGGTAGCGGCAACGCCCTCCTATAAGTAAGTTTTATCAGGGTGGACACAAGAGCCTCGGATTCTGGTAATACCGAAAAGTTTGGCATTTCATCGCTGTCCTTTCTTTAATAATAACAGCAATCATGTTCTTTCATCCTATCATAAATCGTCTTGCCAACATCGACCTGCACCTTCTCGTGAAGCCCGCCAACGAGCAGCGCATCGAAGGTCAGACCGCATGTTTCTGCCCTATCTGCCAAAAGGGGCAGGACGCGGATGTCGATGCCAAGCAGACACCCCACTTCATTATTTATGAAAATGAGCGAGGTGGGCTTTATTCGGGCGTGGGTGTTGACGACAACCGAATGGCAGAGCATGGTGCCGTGAAGTGGAAATGCACCCGCACGGGTAAGACCGGCTACGGAGCCATCGAGTTGTACGCAGCCAAGATGAACCTTCCGCTGCACGGATATAGTCTTCAGCGCATCTGCCAAAGACTTGTAAGGGATGTGTATGGCGATACCGACGAGGTGCGGCGTGCCTTCCCAGAGGTGTTTGCCAAGATGGACTACCGTACTCAGGCACAGCAGACCATCGAGACATTCTCTTTCATGCCGAAGACCGACTTCTCGCCACAAGAGCTTGCAGCCCTTGGGTGTGAGGTGACGCTCGACAAAGGATTGCCTCGCTTCGGCTTTGGCAGTACGTTTACGCCCGACATGCTCAACAAGGACTTCCGCATCTACTCTCTGTTGAGTGTCACGCTGCCCGACGTAATACGCGACGGTCAGCATGTGAGCGAGATTATCCACGGTACGCCGTGGAATCCGCTGTTCGTATGCTTCGCCTCACAGGAGATAGGTCCGCAGAACTCTTACGGATGTTTCTTCCGTCCAGCAATGGCTGGGAGCGAACCGATAGTGTTCTCTACCGCCGAGGAGCACAGCGTGAGGAAGGTGAGCAAGTGGCTCATGGGCGACAACGTGTTCGTCTATGCAATGGATCAGCGCAAGAGCGACAACACCGCCGTACATGCAGCCATCCAGAAGTTCGAGCCGACGGAGAAGTTTACCGAAGAAAAAGAAATCTGGGTAGAACGTGAAGACAAGAATGGCGTGGGGAAAGGAACATTTAAGCAAGAGAAGAAGAAGATTCCTACCGCCGAGATAAAAGCTCGCAACATCGTCTTTTGTCGTACACCCGAAGACGCATTGAGTGTGTATTATGCCATGCGTTCCTTGCGCCTTGATAAGGCGGAAGACCAACACTTCCAAGACTTTTGTTGGTATCACGTGGCGTTCTCCATCGGACGGAGAAACTTCTGGTATATAGAGCGCGGCGAGTGGAAGCGGGAGAATATTGACTTTAGCGGTGTGCAATATCAGAAGATGAACCGCTTTGCCGAGCACGTCATTATTCTATACCCTAACGACATTGCCTCACAGCGCGACTGCGGAGCTATATGCACCAAGTTCAGCTCATTGTATTATGCAATGCTGCCAGAAGGTTTCCGATCGCGCTATTGCCGACGCTGGCAATGGCTATATGGCTGCTCTCCCCGAAGCGTGCGCGATTATCTGCTGACGTACACCATGAACGCGGAGGAGAACTTCCAGTTCGACCATGACCTTCGCCTTCCGCTCTATTCCCGATTGCGTGGAGCCAGGAACACGGAACCTTTCGAGATAGAATATCCGCGTGACCCTCGAAGCGGAAAGCCAAAGCCACCTACCTGCAAGGTGTCGCCTACGCGATTGTGGCTCTTTATGACCGCTCACGGATATTATCGCATGATAGACCCCGAGAGCACCGACCTCGTAGGACAGTATATCCACCTGAATAAATGCTTTGTGGAATATATCGACGCAAAGAGTATTATCCAGGCAGCAAAGACAATGCTTTTGGAATATATAGAACAGACATGGCGGCATAGCGACAACGAGCGGCGTTTGATGTCCGACTGTGCCAATATGGTGGATAAGACCTTCACGGAGAAGTCTGCCGGAGGTTTGCAGAGTATGGTGATTAATTTTGCCGATGCCTTCGATGCAAAGACGGAGTACTTCTACTTCAACAATGTGGCACTGAAGATAACGCCCGACAGCATCCGCACGGTGTCGTATGACGACATCAACTTCTTTATCCCCTCGCTTGCCAAGAAGCCGTATGACTTCACGATGCGGGTGTTCAAGACACCGTTCACCATCACCGAGCGTCAGGAATACCGCGATCGACTTGAAGCGATAGACAAGAAGGAGAAAATGCAGAATGAGGACGGGTCGCCAGTGTTCACCTACGACGAGATAAAGCAGATGCGTGGCGACCTTATGGAATGGGCGCAGACATATCGTTGGGATGTCAACTGGCAAGGACAGCAAGAAAAAGACCTTTGGCCTATTCTGCGCATAGTGCGCGGCTTCTCAAACACCCTTTGGGAGCGAGAACGAGACGTACAGCGTAGTAAAGAAGAACTTACTGAGGACGAGCGAGCTGTAATGAACGCCCATTTTGCCAATATGCTTTCGGGCATAGGCAGGCTTTGTTATCGTTCATGGGAAGGGATGCAGAACGTCTGTCCTTATCTTCTTGAGGATAATATCGCCGACGAGAAGCAAGCCTCTGGTGGTAGCGGTAAGTCGGTATTGGTAAACCTCGTGGTTGGTTCGGCTGTCAATGTGTTCAGTGTGGATATGAAAGACTTCCTTACCATTGTCGATGCAAAGTTCTGTCTTTCCGACTTGCTCACATATCCTGGCAAATATCGTGTAGTACACTGGGAGGACAAGCAGAAGAGCTTTCCGCTCAAATACTTCTACAACAAGATAACCAAAGGTACGAAGGTTGAAAAGAAATTTGGCGACCCCGTCAGTCTGAAGATGGAAGACTCACCGATGCACGTCATAACAAGCAACAGTCCGTTGAGCGACGACGACCCCTCTACTATAGGTCGTTTTCCACTGGTTAGTTTCTCCGACCGTTTTGCTCGCGAGAATCCTCAAAAGCGACAGCCGGCACGATCACCATCCGACATTATGAAGCGTTTTGATACCGACCCCGCCAAATTGACCGATACCGACCGCAATCAGACCATATACCTTTGCGCCTTGGCAGTGCAGTTCTTGATGCACTACCACACCTTTGCCATTGCACCGCAAGGCAATGTGCGTCGCCGCCAGATGGTGCAGAAGCTCACCGAGAGCATTGTCCGCTACTTCGAGTGGTTCTTCTCTCGCAATGAGGTCTACGGTGTGCCGATATGTACGGACGATATGTTCAACGAGTTTATGCGCGATTGGGCTGATGCTTCCGAGGGTAAGAGCAAGGAGTATAGCCGTGCTACCTTCAAGAAGAAGATATACGACTATTGCGAAAACATGTCGATAGCGTGCAATCCTAAGCATCTCTTCGAGAACGAGAGTGACAAGCAGCGCAAATGCTTTAAGCTCCAGGCATGGGTTACGCAGGAATACTTTACCGGTCGTGAGTGGGAGAATGACAATACCATCGAGCCGAAGTTTATCCGCTATATGCAGACCTCCAAGCATGTGTTCTTCTTCTTCCGTCCTGGCAAGGATGCGATACCGAAGGACTACCGCGAGCTAAAGCGCATAGCAAAGCAATATGCCGAGCAGCCCGACCCGCTGCCATACCGCGACGATGACGGCAATATCGTTCAACTCACTGATGAAGAGAAGGAACGTTGGGAGAACAACAAGACACGCAAGCAGGGTAGGCGTATGACTCCATCTGTGGCAGCTACGACAGCTACGGCTGTTGTGCCGGATGTAAATGAGGAGAATATGCCGTTCTGATGAATCCACTGAAAAGATTTTTGGGTTCTTGGTAGTAAAACCTATAGGTTCTTATATAGAGAATATAGATGTAGAATTTTAAACAAAATATAGAGTATGAAATTATACCGTTACATGTCTTCTTTTGAGATAGCTAAGTTGTTTCATCGAGAGATATTGAAAAATACTACTGACCACAGCAAACTTCGTGGTACAGCAAGTACGGCAAAAGGATTCTGTTTTGGAATTGGTGACATGGAACAGGCTAAAAAGGATCTTAGACGACTGAAGGGAATCGTCACTTCTGATGCCCTGTTTGTGTTCACACCTAAAAACATTGATAAGTTTACACAATGTAAAGGTCGCTATATAGATTATGATAAGATTGATGCTGAAGGGAAATCTATCACAGACTATCCCATAGGAAAAGAACCCCACAAGTACTTCGATGAATATTGCGCCGAGAGTTATTCTGTTGACGACATTGAAAAAATAGAGTGTTTTGAAGTGGTACGCCGTTCTTTTCCTAAAGCAAAATTCAAATAAAATAATACGCTATGCGAACATTCACCCCCCCCAAGTGCGAAAACTGCATCTCTTACGACCATATAAAATGCGGTTGCAGAGAAAAAAGCTCACCTCTGTTCGGCGGCAATATCAGTCCGTTTCACCTTGCTTGCTGCAACTTTATAAGCGTGTCAAAGGTATATGCACCAAAGAACCGCATAAAGAAGTGGTATAAGGTACGCACGATGGACGACATGAGCGACAGCAGAGCGAGACTATATTAAACAGAAAACAGTAAACAAATAAAAACAACAAAAACAAAATGGCAAGTTACAACGGCAACATCGACCTGCTCTCCTTAAATGGAGCGCAGGTGTTCAAGGGTATCGACTCGAAAAACCCTGAGCGTGTATATGTCTGCATTCCGGCAGGCTTGAACGAAATTAAAGTGGAGCAGGCTCCTAAAGACCCTACTCGCACATTGGCTAAGTTGCGTGTAAACATCTGGCCACTCAACGAGCAGTACAAGGCTAAGGTGCGCCAGGCTGCTTTGGAGCGTGGCGACAGCAACGTGACCGTACCGACACACGAAATGCAGATGTCGTTTTCGGTTGACTATATCAAGGACATTGTACGGAAGTTTCCGAAGCTCGTAGAGCAAGTGAAGGAAGCCAACAAAGAACGCGACCCCGAGATTGTAAACCAAGACCCCACCGACGAGAATACTCACCTCTTCAAGGCTATCCGCCAGCGAATGAATAAGCGACTGGCTATGCTCTACCAGCCACAGACAACACAGCAACCTTCACCATACGCCACACCGAATGTAGGCGTAGCAGGAGCAGCTACCGGATATGTGGCGCCAGCCGAGAATACTGACCCACTCGCAGGCTATACCGATGCCGACGTAGGCGATCTGCCGTTCTAATTCAAAATGCGCAACGCGCATAATTCAAAACTCAAATTTCAAAATTCAAAACTTATGAAGTTACAAGCCCTATCATCCAAAGCCCTGCACGCTGCCCTTAACAAGTCGGCAAAGTGTATCGGCTCTAAAAATCCCATTGCCATTTTCGACAATGTGCTGCTGACCTGCAACGAAAGCGGTCTGTTCTTTCTTACGTCATCTACAGCAGAAGCACAGCTCACCATCCCGGCGCCCATTTCGTTGTGCGGTGGCAAGTTTGATAAGCCGATAGTGCTACCTATAAAGATGCTCAGTTCGCTGTTAGGCACACTGCCCGACTGCGTTGTCACTCTTGATATAGAGGAGGGTGGATCGTCGTTCACTGTAGAGTATTGCACCGGCAGTGGCGACAACGTTAAGTCGGGCAAGGCTAAAATGGCTTATTTCTCGGGCAACGAATACCCTCAGATGCTATTGCCCAAGAGTGAGGCTTCAACAATTATTTGCCTGCCTTTTCAGTTGTTCCATTCTGTTATAGATACTGCTGATAAGTTTGTTCAGATAGACGAACTTCGCCCCCAGCTTTCCAGCTTGTGTGTAGACATTGCCGACGACCGCTCAGAGGTGGTCTTTGCGGCTACGAACGGACATACGCTTGCAAAGATAGTACACAGCAATGATCCGCAGAAGGGTGGCAGTGATTTCTTCCGTAGTGGCGAGCCTCGCAAGACGCTTATCCACCGCAATTACTTCCGCACGTTGTCAGCCTTTGACGGATGCGAGGAGATCAGCATCGAGAACGACGGAAACACCATCCGTTTTTCGTCGGGCGACATCGAACTTATTTGCAAGCACATGGAGGGCAAATACCCTAACTACAGCGGCGTAATTCCGAAGTCCAACCCCTACTTCGTCGTATTTGACAAGAAGGAAATGACTGACATCCTGCGCCGTGTCAGTCTGTTCTCAAGTAGCGCAAGCAATCTTGTAAAGGTAGAGAAGAACGGCATTTTCATCAACGTTTCTGCGAGTAACATGGATTTTGCTTTGTCCGGCGAAGACCAGGTGCTCATATCTAACGCAGAGTGCCCCGACAATTTCCGCATCGGATTGAAGTCGTCGGCTTTTCAGACCTGTATCAACTCCATTCCGTCGGACACCATACGAATGCAGTTGCTTGACGCTTCGCACGCCGTAGTGCTCACCGCTGACACACCTGCGCCTAAAGTGATGACGCTTGTGATGCCGATGCTGCTTGACGATTAATTGATAATTCATAACTAATAATTAATAATCAAATGGACGATACTCTCCTCTTTATTCCGCCTTGCTGCGTAGACAATAAGCTGCCCAAGGCGGTCAACCAGGCACCTCACCGTCAGCTCACGTTTTACACACATGGCGACGTAACGGTGGAGAAATTCTATAAGGCAGTGAGCCACCTCGTGATAGACTCTCACGTAATGGTGCTCACCATGCCTTTGCCTAAGCAAGAGACATTTATGTTTCTTGAGCAATGCTTTGAGCGAGGATGGACAACCCACCTCGTGCTATCCACCTACCGCTCATGCGACTCGCTCATAGCAAAACACCTTGGCGATTACGCCGACCGCATCATCTATGCGCAAAGCGACGACGTGAGCGACCTAAGCAGCCACATGGTGCTCTACAACAAAGACAGGGCATTGACACTAAGCGGACCGATGTTCGACCGTCCGCAAATAGATGTACGACTGGCTGCATACACAATAGTATTCCATCCCTCCCACCTGCTAAACTCTACAGCCGACTGGGGCAATTCGCTCCGTAATATTCTCTTCCCCGACGTACTGCGTCAGCGCAAGAAGATGTTTGCCGGAGGTGTAAAATTGATAAAGGATAAGGAAATCGACAGGTTCATACACTTGGAATTTCCACCATTCAAAGAAGAATAAATATGAGACCACTTACACAGTCATTCACCGAGCTGCGCCGCTATATGGAAAAGTGGCAATGGAACGACCCACGCACGGGACAGCGCGTCACAGGCTTCAATCCACCGCAGACAGCACGCAACGTGGCACGTATGCCGTTCTACATACGTTTCCTCACCAAGACGGGACATGTAGACACCGGCACCTGCGTCTGCCTCTCGGTTGACACCATACGCCACCAGCGCAAGGTGCAGTTTGTGGAGAGTGGCGAGATAAGGGTTGTGAACGACATACTCGTGCTCGAAGTAGATGGCACGAGATTTATAACGCATTAAAACGATTTGTTTACATGGAGTTTAAGTCATTTTTTATGGTAGATTAATATTGTTTTTAAAGCACTACTCTGGTTCGTGAGAATAGGAGTGGATTTCTAAAACGTTTTTATTTTTGATGGAATTTAGTTTACTTTCTCGCTCGTGAGAGTGGGGAAGTTTTTAGAGTTTTTTTATTTGCTCCGTGTGCGCAGTCTATAATATAAACAACTTTTAAAAAATCAAAAATATGAATTTGTTCAAGTCAAAGAAAAAGCAGTCGCTAAAAGAACTGCGTGACCTTACCGCCGTTTGTTCAATTCTCGACGAGTTTGAGCGTAGGGGCATTATCTTCTGGCGTCGCAGGGACAATCTTCTCCTTATCGAGGAAGTCCTCGCTGTGTTAAAGTTGGCTGAGGGACGTGCCGGCTTCCACAAGTTCCTCAATCAGGTTGCCATGTGGCAGAGTAATAAACTTATTAACGAGGCCTACGAAGCATATCGTATAGAGGTAGAAACGGACGCCGTGCGTAAGGCACAACTCAAGTTCGCAAATCTCACCAAAGCCGACATTATGCGCATCCGGCAAGAAGCAAGAGAAAACATGCCGATGCTGCCTATGGAGCAGCTTGACTGCATCAAGGAGTTCGACATATTCGTTGTCCGAGCTAATGCTCCTTCGGCGCAGAATGCTACAGAAGAGAGCGGTCAACTCCTTGCTCTTGGCCATTACGACGGAGAGAAGGTAGAGATGGCAATGTACGATGACGTGAAACACAACCTTGTAAATAGCGACAATGATTAAAGTGTCTTTCAACCATCACGATTTTCTGTTCGCCATCGAAGGATTTGTTCGTGGCTCGCATCTACGTCAGCACGTATGGCGCAATATCGTCTATAAGGCAATTCCTCAGATGTCTGCTGACGATATGGACTTTTTGTGGTTTTTCCTTCGTCGAGATACGTTCGGTGTCTATTTCTGTCAGAATAGCCCCCACTTCGGCTACTATGATTTCATGCACGTGCTCGCTGCTCTGCATCGGGGCAATCGCTATAAAGTGTTGTTCAGGTCCGAGGATGGTACCAAAACGTTCAGGGCGTTCTGCTATCGCCTCCACGGCAAGTATAGACCGCTGCATCTTTATTATTTCGATGAAAGTATGCGGAGGTGGAAACTTCAACATGCAATAGAAGCGTTTGATGCTTTTATTCCCGACGATCAGATAAAGATAGCAGTAAGAAGGCGAGGGGTGCGCAACGAGTACGTACAAGAAGACAAGGAAGAGTGGTGGAACGATCTTGACATATACGACGACTTTTGCGAGCGTTTTAACTTAATAAGTCAAAATTAAAAAGCTAAATGTATAGATATGGACCCTAAGCTAAAGAAATTTATAAAGCAGTACAAGGATAGTTGTAATAAGTTGGCAGAACTCGTCAATATGCAACTGTTTTCCGGTTGCCGCAAGTGGTATTGGATAGGAGAGGAAGTAGGTGGGGCGTGCGACTTTGAGGAAGCCGACGTACTAAATCCGGAAGACATGCTTCGCATCATCGAGAATGGTCTGACCTATGACGAATATGCCGAGTGGCGAGACGCTAACCTCGATAACAATCGTTACATCAATCTCAAGTCGTGGCTCATGGGGCTACGGCATGATATGTTGAATGAAGAAAAAGGAACAATTTAATATTAGCACTTTTTTTTATCAATTTGTTTGGAAGGGCAGCCGTTGTGATAACGTCTGCCTTTCGCCTTTCTTTATATACCCGAAAACTCAAAATTGAATAATCCAAAATGCGTGTAGCGCACAATTCAAAACTCAAAACTCCCATCATCTTCCACTCGGCAGCACAAACCAACCGCCACCGCCACGGAAGAATTTGTAACCTAAATACAGAGTATCGAAGGCATCCGTGAAGTCGGTACGTTGCTGTAAGGGCAGTGTGTCCTCACTTTCTGGCTTCTTTTCGCCCGACTTATCCTTATGAAATCCTTTGTACGAAATCTGCACTTCGCAGAGCTGCATGGCTATGATAAGATCGGGGTTGTTTATTTGGTTAATACGGATGGCGGGGTAGGAGAGGTGAGCAAGACCGTCGTTAATGATTTGATGTTTCACCTCGTGCTTTTCCGGCGCACCCATGTCTATTGCTGTCACGTTCCAACCTCGTTTCTCCAGTTCTGCAATCACTATCATATAGAAGCGTTCGTCGCTTGAAGCGTACGAGGCTCCCTGCTTGGCAGTGGAATCGTAGAAATACGTCACGTCGCGGTTGACGGCTCGCTTCGGAGCGTAGTAGTCTGAAAAATCGGCAATTAGTTCGCGTAGTTTGCGCTCGTTCTTTACGTAAAAACTCTTTATCACATTCAGACACTCCATGCCGTCACGCGCGTAGCCTTGTCCCACAACGAGTGTATTGATGTTAGCGTTATAGTCGAGAGCTATATATAGAGGCAGGGAGTTGATGCAGTCGGAATCCATGCGGCAGTCGTTGCGCTCGGCGAGTTCCTGGAAGTCGGGTTGGTAACTCTCGCTTGTGATGCGTTTGCCGTTGATGATGCCACTTACCTTTTGTGTGCTAAAATTCGCCTGATTAAGAACATCATCATCTGGGATATAACCGTGAACATGATCAATGTCGAGGTTGGAATAAAAGCCATCGTTCGATTTCTGTATCTTGACGTTAAGAATTGAGACCGCGAAGGTGTATGGCGGAAGGTCACGCTTCATCTGACGAATATAGTCTTCGCCCAAAATATCCACATTGTCGAGCGATGACGCACGGCGCACGCAGAAAGCCACACGGCGCAGCTCACGCAGATAACCATCAGTGAACTTCTTTGAGCGCAGAAACATCTGCATCTCGAAATCTTCTTCTGGCGTGATAAGATACTCATAATCGTAAATTAGTTCGGCATCGTCCTGTGGAATGAGTTTATAGTTGACAGCCATCTCCACCATACCCTTTGTGACGTGTTGGCCATGGTTGGGCATTATCTTGAACTGCCCCTCATGCTTCATCATCTTCAGAGCCACGGCACGGATCATCGTGCGCAAATCCTTCGGCACCACATGAACTGAGTGACTGTTCTTCTTGGCGTTATACAGCAGGTCGTTGTAGCGTATCACCTTATTTGCATAATCCTCCAACTGCTCCTGCACCCATCGGTAAGTCTTGCCCTTGAACGGACCCGTCTCTACGGTCAGGTCCAGTTTCTCCTCCTCTTTCTCCAGCCACGAACCTTTGGCAGTGAGCGAGGCATCCGAGAGAAAGCGTGTTGATTTATACATCGGGTTGTGGTCAGAGAAGTTGATGTCGCCCAGCGGATGCGTCTGACCTGAAAGAGCCGGCATCAATTCGTCTGTTACTTTCTTATACGGGAAGAATCTCGCCTCGTCGCCCACCATTGCCGAGAACGTGTAGGAGTTGGCAGAGGCAGTCTGCGAGAGAGATATAAGAACCCATCCGGCACCATTCGCCAGCCAAATATAGTTGTCGTAGTTCTTAGGTTTGAAGATACTCTCGCGAGCATGTTTCGGCGGTCGTCCCCACCCAAAGTGGATGCCCTGCGTAAAGCCGAACATACGCTCCATAGCCGCCATCGTACTCGGGATGGTCTTACCGAAGCCCTGTTGACGCGACACTGCCACCCATGCGCCGAGCATACCAGGCATGGAGTTGCTTGCCGTCCAGACGTAAGGAGCCACCAAACCATCGGTCTTACCCACACGGCGGGCAGCAATCACTCGCTCGTCTTTGGATCCCATGTATAGCGACTGCTGCTGGAACTTAGTTAAGTAAATATTATGTGCTTGCTGCATTGTTATCCTGATGTTTTATGTCCTACATGCCATTTATTGCACGTCCTGCACCGGTACACCGTATATCTCTGTGCTTTGAGATTCGGGTTCTCTTGTAAGAACTCCCAAGCATCATCCTCGGTCTCGTATGTTTTCTTCGCCTTCCATGAGTGCTGCTTGCGAGTGTAGTGTTCGGGGTCCGGCTTGAACGGCGGAACCTTGTTGAAGTATTTGTGTCGGTTGTTACTCATGTGTTGTTTTTGTGTTGTTTTGTGTTTTCTGTTGTTCAGTTCCCGTCAGTTAAACCACTTCACAGTTGTCTCGCCCTTATACCCTTTCTCCCACACGAACCATGCGTAAGCCGCTGCGCTGCTGCCGTACTTGTCGAAGTCGCCATTCATAGCACATTTCAGTCGCGACGAACTTACCCAAACACGAATGGGGGGGGTAGAACGGAAGAGATCGCGTCGGGCCTTGCCTTCGAGGAAAGTCAGCTTTAGGAACATCGCCACTTTCTTACCTTCGGGAATTATGCTCAGAGCTTTCTCAACGAACTGCTGCGCATATTTGTAGGGTGGATTGGTCACGATGTTCCCGTTCCACACCAAGTTGTCTATTGCGAGGAAGTCAGCCACCTCACCGTAACCTCTATCCACAAGGTCGCGGCTCACCACCTCATACCCTGCCGCCTTCAGCGCCTCGCTTATGTGTCCTTCGCCACACGCAGGTTCCAATATTCTACCGTCGAATTGTTCCAACCGGCAAAGCCACTCCGTAGCTTTTGGCTCCGTAGCGTAATAGTCCTCACGCTGTCGTTCTCCGTCAGCATGATTACTCGCTCCTAATGTCTTGAACACGGCAGCCGAGCCGCCCACCCAGTCCTTAGCCATTGTGAACCTCCTTTCCGCATTTAATTGAATAGTTCATGTCTTTTACATTTTAAATTGTCTTTTCAAGAAAGGATTGCTCTTTATGAGTTCTATCATTTCCTCCTCTGAGTGTAAACCCTCCCAAAATACTTCAGTATGTGAATATCTTCTTTCGTCGTCAATGGAGAACGGCACGGCATAGTTGGTATATATAACGCCGTGATGTTTTATCAAGTGGCGACCTGGATTCTTGTAGATATTATCGATCCACGTCTCGTTGTTACATTCAGTCCATATTTTGTATTCTTCGTGGGTAAGGCCTTTGTCGATACCAATAGGATAGTGACTTGCCCTGCCGTTGCCTTCTGTCCCAAAATAGATAATCTTTGCCATATCGTGATTGTTTATGTTGTTTATAATGTCAAGTCAATACCAAACTCTCTTTCCAAAAACTCCTTCCAGTCCGGTTTCCCGAACAGCGAAACGTTAGCCTTCTTCCAGTCCTTTTCGCGAGGGAAAAACACGTCACGCGTAAACCATTCGTACACGTTGTCGTAGCGTTGGCGAACCTTTGCGTCGGGATGATTGTCCCAAAAGCGTTGTCCGGCACGCAGGTAGGCTCGTGCCATACGCGGATATTCCTTGAAGTAGAGGATGCGCTTGCGCTCTGTGGCGAGTGGGCAACACATACAGCCGAGACGTTTCGACACGTCGATTTGCCCCCCCCGATTGGTGTAATAGACTGGAGCGAGTGTCAGATGTCGGTCTTCGACGAAAGCCAACACATCATCGTCCGTCCAATCGAGAATAGGGTAAATGGCTTCCACATGATTGTCCTCCGTCTTGCGACCGTAAAAACGGCATTCCGTAGGTTCGTTGTATCGCTCATTGCGCTTCGAGCTCTCCGACTTCCTTATGCCCATGATGCACTTATCTGTAACCTTGTATTCCTTCAACTTCTCGCAACAGAATCGTGAGAAACGGTTAGGGAACCCCTTTTTCGTTACAAGTTGAAAGAACGTTTCCTTGGGTCTGAGTATTTCGGCACCCATACGCCCCACATGGGCAATCGTACCTGGAGGATCAATCGTAGTGTTGCGATAAATGGCACGATAGCGGACACCCGCTTCCTTAGCCAGTTGCAGAATCACGTCAGAGTCTTTGCCGCCCGAATACGCCACCTCTATCTCATCGTCGTATCCATTCTGTATGCCTTGAAGCAGACGGATGGCACGGTCTATTTTCTTTTGTAAATCCTCTGTTATCATATCGTTGTTTTTGTTACTTATTTTACCCATACCATCAATGGTTTTTATCCAACCCATCAATGGGTATATTTGCCGAGGTCTGAACCTCCGTTTTTAGGTGCCGACCCTTTTGGTGCAAAGGGCAAAACCTTTGTCATGCTTCGGGCGAAACCTTATAGAACTATTGCTTGTATCGAACTATGCCCATTGTTTGTATATAGGTATTGGCATTCCTCAAACCTAAAAATACTTCTCCTATGTTTTCGACAATCATATTCCTCATCTTCTGCTGGCTCAAAAATTGTCAATTCGCCTAATTCGTTGTGCGTTTTACTCGAATGGCTACTAAAACAAATAGTGTCTCAAGAGAAATTCGTCTAATGGGATATTCACCTCTCCTTCTTTTTCTCCATTAGTTCCGAATATATCGTATCTGCCATACGCATCGAACAGTGGAGTTAATATGACTTTTTCCTCGTTTCTTATTTCAGCGATGAAAGGTGTAGGGTCTTTGTAGCGTGCATACCATTGTATTTTTTCATTCAGGCGGTGCAAATAGGTTTTTCTTCCCTGATATTCCACTTCTTCCTGAAACATGAAAATTTCCCCCTTAACGGCTTTGTCGATCAGGCGTTTTATCTTGTTGAACTTTTGCATCTTTTCCTTATTCTGCGCTTTTTTTATAACCATGGGATACTTCACTCTTCGTTCTTCCCTCTTCACTTTCTGTCTCCATATATTCAAAGTAATCCGGCTCCTCCGGCTTTCCGCTACTGAGCAGTTCTTCATCCTCGATTTCCTGTAGGTCCTTGGTGGTAAGACCATACTTGCGAGCCATGCGCAGCTTCTCTTCCTCGGTGTAGTTCACGCGGTCGCGTTTTACGATGCTCACGTCCTGCGTGATGGCAATACGACTCATGTCCGGCATCTCGTCCGTAGCGTCCTTCTCCTCCTGAAAGTTGCCATACACATTAGCCAAGGCTTGCATACCTTTATCTACTGCACGATCGTTATTCTGCTGCTTACCCGTGCGTATCAGCCATTCGGCACTGCTCAGATACATAGCCTTGTGTCGTGGACTCTCGTCGGTCTGGAAGAAACGTATCAGGTGGTTGCATACCAGCACGTCGTTGTTGAGCTCCGTGACGGTACGCGGGCAGATATTGCCCTCGTCGTCGAGAGTAATCTTCAGCGCAAGCACATACTCCTGCGCCTCCTTATTGCTCTGCGCTGCCTGGTTGAAGAACATCTCATAGTCACGTCGGGCGATATTGCGGCACACCGTCCGAGGGTCGATGTCCTTGTTTTGCACCCATCGCTTGTAAAACTCCGAGCATATCTGCATACGGTAGCGTTGCTCCAGCTTCGGGAACGCCGTTTCTATACTTGTGCCGTAACTCAACCATTTGTCAATGCGAGCGAGCGTGTTTTGTGTAAGTCCTGACATATCATCATTAGTTTTTTTGTTTCTTGCCTTAAAGTAACAATATTGCCCGTCCCCCATACGGACATACTTAATCTCCCCGTACCCCACAATGTCCGTTATGTGTAGTAACTAATCAGTAAATTTGTTGTATAAAATTCAGGACAACAACACAAAAACACAACACAAAACATGAACAATCCATTCTACGTTTCGCGAGCCATTGCCGCAGTGCTCGGCTTGCTGTGGGTTCACATCGAACCCTCGATCAATTTTATCACCGTGTGCTTCTTCGCCCTCATCATCGACTGCTATACGGCATGGCGGTGCAACCGTCGCATCTACCAAAGATACCGCGAAGAGATAAAGCGCAACCCGAAGTGCAAGATGGACGGCAAGTTGCGCTCCAAGAAGATGGCTAAGATGGTATGGACCTTCTCCGTGCTCATCATGTGCATCTGCCTCGCCTCATATCTCGACCGTAACATTCTTGGCTATATGAACACCCACCTCGCCAACCAGCTCACCGCCATGTACTGCCTCGTTCAGTTCGTCAGCATACTTGAAAACGAGAGCACCTGCAACGGAGCAGCTTGGGCAAGAGTGCTGCAAAAGATTGTGGCAGACAAGACCGAGCGACACTTCAACGTGAAACTGAAAGAACTGATGAAGGACAAGGAAGCGGAGGAAGCAGCGAAAGAATAACAAACAAAACTAAGCAGCATTATGACAATAAGCAATATCCTTGAGCATTGGGCTTCCATCTACAAGCCCCTATCTCACAAACCCGAAAGCGAACGCCTCGAAGACCAGAGTTTCTTCCGCATCCGCTACATCGACCTTGAGAACATTTTCTCCCGGAACGCCAACATTGTTCATTCACCGTGTATGCTTCAGAGTGTAATTACTACGGGAGAACTCGTTGACGCTCGCAAGGCAGTAGTATCTCACCAGGTGTGGTTTCTCTTGAAACTAAAAGATGCTCCGCAGACCCTCGGTCGTTATAGCGGTACACAGCTCGAACGTGCCACAAGCGACCTTGTGGAGTATTGTGAGCAACTTGTTTCATGGCTCTTTGAAGTGAAGCGTACGGGCGTTTGCCCCGTCACCAAACGCAGTTTTGCTGACGATGCGCAACTTCTTGCCGAACTTCGCAGCATCGACCCCGAATCTGTATCGTTTGGCGTTATGCCCGACATCTATGCTAACCAGTGGCTCATAGCAGGAGTGGACTGGAAGAGTCTCAAGCCGCTTTTTTCTTTTCAATGTGGCATGAACGGGCAGTATATTCTGCCCAAGGACAACAGTCAAGAATAGGAGGTAGGTTATGGCAAGATTTATCTCTCCAGTACAATCGCCCTTCGCTCCATTGTCGCGTATCGCACCGCTGTATCTCAGTCAGACCCTCATGGACCTTGAGGCAAACATGCAGGCACAACGCATTTATCCAACAGAAGTATATCGAGGTTACGAGGAGATAAACCAATACCGTAGAGAGCACGGTATGTGGTGGTCTACGGGCGAGGGAGCAAAGTCGTTCGACGGACATATCTATCAGGCAGATGATACGTCGGGGTTGCTCACGGTAGGCATCCGCTACAATGACTATCTGCGCTACGTTGACCTTGGTGTCGGCTTGACAGGACACCCGTCTGACCCTGCCGCCCACATTACAGCAGACGTGGTAGACCGTCAACGTCCGGCAAGAAACGCCAAACGTTACATTCGTGGCAAATGGAATCGTAGGCAGGGTAAGTCACACCGTCCAGCCATCCTACGAACCATTCGCCGACTGCGTGACCGATACCGCAACTATCTTGCCGACTTCTATGGCTATCAAGGAGCTATAGATATTATACAAGCTCTTGAAGGCTTTGGCGAACACGCCAAGTCTACATTCTAAACACTAACACAATACAAAAACAGATATGGCAAATTTGAAGACCGAAGTAATCCTTACGATGAACGGCAAGGCTGCTATTCAGGTGCTCGAAGCCCTGAGAGATAAAGCCAAATCAGTGAGAGAGGAAATAGACCATCTCGACGAGAAAGCCCCCGATTTCAAGCAGCGCAAAGCCGGGCTGGAAGAAGTGTATAAGGCTTTGCAGTCAGCTGAAACGGATGTTATAAAAGGCACGGAGCGACTGGACCATGCCCTTCAGAATCTTACATCAACATCACTCCAAAACCTCCGCAAGGCTTTGGGTGACGGTCGTCGTCAGTTGCAAAGTCTATCAGAAGATGAGCTGAAGGAAAACGAGGAAATACGCAAGAAAATGAAGCAGGTGGGCGACCAGGTCCGCTTGCTTGAAGGTCAGTATGTCAAGATTCCCGATGGATTAAAGAATATAAAGAACCAGTCAGACCAATGGCTCGACAAGGCCATCAAGCAACAGCGCGACCTCGTAGGCTCATTGGAAAAATCGGATGCGTCGTATCAGCAGAATCTCGCCACATTGAAGCAGCTGGAAGCCGAGGAGGATAGACGCAAGGGCAAGATGAGCGTGTTGAAGGCACATCAGACTGTGAGCAACGATAATGCTTCGGCATCTGATTTGCGCCGAGCCAAGACTACGCTTACTGAGGCCCGCGACAATACACCTACAAAATTTTCTTATACTATTGGCGATTATAATCGTGAGCTCCAGGAGATAGAGAAGCGATTGGAGGCCGTGTCGGGCAAGACTCAGAAAGCATCAATGAGCTGGAAGCAGATGAAGCAAGTGTTGGCTGAACCCAACAAGGCTTCGGGCGAAGATATAAAGCGCACGATGGAAGTGATACAGCAGAAGATACAGCAGCTTCCTGCTGGCAGCAAGTATGTAGCCGACCTCCGTCGCCAATACTCCATGCTCGAACAGACTCTCAAGGGCACTCGTATGTCGCAGAGTGCCCTCAACGACATTCTCGCTCGTAGCAAGCAGGGTAAGGCTTCCCTCGACGAACTGCGCCGTGCTTACAAGCAACTCGAAGAGGAACTAAACCAAATCAACACCAAGAGCAAGGAGTTTGCCGATAAGCAGAAGTCGATGAAGGAGCTGAAGAAGAACATCGACGAGGTGACGGGCGCAGCCAACAAGCAGAGTGGGGCATGGCATACAGCACTGAAGAACCTCACGGCATACGTTGGATTGTTTGCAGCGTTCAACAAGGCGAAAGAACTTGTGACGGGTGCCATTAAGAAGAATTTGGAGTATTCAGGTTCGTTGACCGACATCCGTAAGGTCAGCGGTCTGACTATGGAGGAAGTTAAAAAACTCTCTACTGAGTTGGCCAAAATAGACACCAGAACATCCGTTGATGGACTGGCACAGCTCGCCTATGAGGCATCTAAACTTGGCGTAGGAAAGTACGGAGTGGAAGGCATGACCCAATTTGTCAGAGCCGCCGATAAAATTAACGTAGCGATCGGCGAGGAAATGGGAGAAAAAGCCCTCCCATCATTGCTGAAGATGACGGAAGTAATGGGACTTATCCCCAAAATGGGACTCGAAAGATCCATTGAAGCTGTAGGTTCTTCTATGTTTAAGTTGGCTTCTACATCTACTGCCACGAGCAGTGACATTACTGAGTTTGCAAAGCGATGTACGGGTGTGGCACGAACCGCCGGCATAACAACCGATCAGTTGCTCGCCCTTGGTAGTGCGTTCAGTGCGCAGATGGCTTCGCCCGAAGTTGCAGCTACTGCCATGTCTAAGTTTATTGTGGCGTTGCAGAAGAACCATAACTTGATAGAAAAAGACCTTGCTATTCCTGCCGGAACAATCAACAGCATGTACCAGGCAGGTAACGCTATGGATGCTATTGTCCTCATTCTTGAGAAGATGAAAGAGAAGGGCAACATGAATGCCCTTGGCGAAATCTTCAAGGACGTAGGAGGTGATGGTCAGCGTCTTATTTCTTCGATGGTTACTATGGCTAAGAATGTGGATATGTTGAAAGACCATCTCTACGAATCGCAGGAAGCCTTTGAGGAAGCTACAGCCGTAGGTAAAGAATACTCGATGCAGCAGCAGAGTGCCATCGGTATTCTCGAAAGAGCTAACAACCTTTGGGAAAAGGCGTTTGTCAATCCTGACGGTGTAGACGCTGTAAAGGGTATGGCGGAATGGTGGTATGAGATGTCGGCAACGATGACAAGCAGTCCGTTACTGAAAGGCACATTGCTTGTTTCTCTTCAGATGGTTCTTATAGCATTGAAAGCCGTAGCGTCCCTTTTGCCGGTAATCATTGGCTATATAGCTTCACAGGGTCTTTATTCTGGTTTGACCCTTCTGTGGCAATACTTGACAGCACTGGGCGTAGCGGTAAAGAGTATGTTTCAATACACAAGAGCTCTCTTCACGGCTAATGCAGCGCAAAGCACGTTGAACAAGACTATGAAGCTAAACCCCTGGATAGCCCTCGCGAGTGTCATTGTCGGCGTGGCAGGAGCTATATATGGATATACACAACGTGCAAAGGAAGCGGCTGAAGCAGCGAAGGAAGCCGAGAGGCAGGCAAACGCATGGCGATCTACCCTTGGTCAGGCTGCTGTGGAAACAGCAAATCTTAACAAGAAGCTCGGAAACTATAAGCGAATGATGAGCGAGTCGAATCTTTCACAAAAGGAACGTCAAGGTCTCATATCTCGATTCAACAAGGATTTCCGTTCGTATATATCTAACCTCGGTATTGAAATCAAGAGCGTAAAGGATTTGCGCGACCATTATGCAGAATTGGCGCAGGAGGCTCAGCAAGCCACCTATTATCGTATGCGAGAACAGGCGAAACAAAAAGTCCTGCCAAAACTCGATGCTGACAGAAACGCCGCCTCGAATGCGTTGACAAGCCAAATGAGCGTTTTGGGTCTTGATAAACTCGGTGTGTCGTTTCAGGATATAGACAGATGGATAAGCAAAGGAGCAAATGGCAATGCTATCTTCTGGAGGTTGATGAAGATGTTGCCAAAGGAAAAGTCGGGCTTGATAGATGGTGTAAAATGGAAGCTCGGCAAGGGCGGTTATATCTACCGTGATACCTACGACGGAGGAAAGGCGGGTTTGCACGTAGACATGGCCACTCAACGCGAATTTGTTAAGTTGCTTTCCGCTCTCCGGTGGTATGACAATTCTACTGGGCGAAGGACTAATAAACTAAAGCAGATTGATAATGCGTACTCGAATTGGGTAAAACCTGGTTATACCCCGCACCCCGAGGAACCTCCTGGTACTCTCGGAAACAACGCTCCCGGGAAGAACACTACCACTGGATCGGGTGGTAATCCTAACCGTGATAGAAAGAATATAGCAAAAGACCGTGCCAATGCGCTTATCGTCAATATAAAGGCTTTCTATGAGGAGCAAATGCGCAAATACCTGGAATGGGTAGCGCAGATGAATGCTGATGGCGAGAAGGTTAGCGAGGGTCAGCAGAAGGAACAGATGGACTATCTGCAATCGCAAATGGATCGTGCTCTTGGTACTGCTCGTCAGTCTATCGCTACCCTCGATGATGGTTGGCAAAAGTTCTATTCCCACATGGACGAGGACGTAATGGTATTTGACGATGAGACTTCTAAGCAACTGCTTGAGTCTATTGGTAAAGCGGATGTTGGTGAACTTCACAAATTGTTTACTAAACTGTCTGGTGACCTCTCTCGCGAAAACAATAAGACTCTCGCAGAGAACCTTGGCGCATTGCTCGACCAGATATTTGCCAATGGCTCTAAGGAATTGCGTGAGGCAGCAGAGAAGTTGCTTGCTCGTCAACGCGAAATACAGAAGATTTTGAACGAGCACGACTATACCGGTGCTGTTGATCGCAATACTCGTAGCAATTTCGACCGCTTAGGTTTCCTACAGCCAGCCGAGGATGTTCGTACCGACTCTCCCGAAGGTCTTGAAAAGATGAATGCTGCTTTTGATAAGCTGACAATCAAGGCTCGTGAGTCTATTACCGTATTGTATAGTCTTAATCCTGAGAGTGAGGATTTTCAGAATCATTTTCTTCAGTTTTTGTCTGTAGCCAATGAGAGTTTCGATTTCTCTGTTCTTAAAGTGCAAGACCTCAAAGCTCTTTATCTTGAACTGATAAAGTATAACGATGAATACGCCGCAGCAGAGAAAAAGCAGTATGATGACGCTAAGAAAATTGCAGATTTTCTTTGGAAACGTAACGAGCGCAATCTTGCCCAGCAGGACAAATTGCGCAAAATACAGAATGAGAGCAACCTTTTCGGCAAACGCACAAACCTTCTCTCTAATCTCGGTCTTGCCAATCTTACAGCCGACCCTGAAATCGAGTTGATGAAGGCGCGTATGCAAGCTGCTGAAAACTATTACGCCTTTGTGAAAGCTAATTTTCAAAATAATCAGCTTATCAACGAAGCCGAACGTGCTCGCCAGGAGGCGGAACTTGCTTATGCCAATCAGATGGCAACGGCAATGAAGTCGCGTCTCTCACAGATGAAGGAACTCGTACAGCCCATCGAGGATTTCGGCGCAGCCGTGGGACAGGCTCTTGCCGAAATGCGCTACGATGCAGAGAGTGCAAACGACGCTATCAGGTCTGCCCTTAAATCTATGCTTGAATCCTGGGCGAAGATGGCACTCAACGACGTAAACACACAAATGTGGAAAGCCATCAACGATGCCGGCGCGAAACGAGGCAGAAAAAACGCACAGCCCGATATTGATGCGGCGCGTGCTAATGCCAACGCTAATGCGGTAACGATGAATACGTCGGATATTGGCACAGCGGGCAATCCTGCTCATGTAATAGTGGACAATGAAACAAAACCATCGGATTCTATATCGGACAAAAAGACAGATGTCGTTGTGCACTCGGAGCCAGGTGGACCTGATGCGCTTCCCACGGTTGCTCACAAGGATTTGCCTGCACCGGCTTCTCCTATTTTGGTACCAAACAATACCGAAAGGCATGGAGCTGGAGGGCTTTTTAAAAGTGTCGCCCCCGACACTTTGCCTTCTTACCCGTCGAAAGACAAAGTTAGCGCAGAACTCCCCGTAACAATAAAAGATGATAATGTTGTTGACTCTCGTTCTAATTCTCAGGAAAAGTCGGATTTGCAGCACGAATCTCTTTCGCGCGTAGAAGAGAAGAGAAGGGGTAATTTCCCATCTGATTTTCATCCCGATTTATACCCTGAGATTACAGGCAATTCAAAGAAAGAAAGTCCTGTACCTTCGGTTGATACAAAAACATATGAACCGCCGGCAAACGCGGCACTAAAGCGTGCGCATAATACCAACAACCTTCAAAATGAAGAACATCGGGAGGGTGTTGTTGGTTTAGGCGATATACCAGAAAATGTTCGAGGTCTTTTAGAGGTTGCTAAGGATTTACAAAGCAAGGTCTCGGATAGAACAGATAGCAATGTTGGTAGTCCGGCGGAACAAACAGAGGAATCGGATTCTTCTGCAAATTCCACGTCGTATTTCGATCCTGCTTATCGCACACAAAAAGCCTTGCCCGCAGATGCTCAGGAATCTCAAGGCAAAGTTCGTAAATCGCCTTCAAATCAAAAACAAGGTTCTCCAGCGTTAAAGGGCGTGGCAGAACAAGCAGGAGGTTCTTTTGCTGATGCCATTACAGGACAATCTTCCTTTGCTGAAGCAGGCGCAGGAATTGTAATGGGCGGAGTAAATGCTGCGCTTAATGCAGATCTCGGTGACAGTAAGAAGAAAAAGAAAGAGGAAAAGCAGCGCAAAAAACAGCTTCGAGAAGAGAAGAAGCACCAAAAAGCTCTCTCTAAAGAGGTTAAGCAGGGCACAAAGGAGCGCGAGAAGACTACCGACAAGGGCGTGAAGAATATGACCGTTACAACGGAGCAAGGAAATAAAGAGCAGAGTAAAGGCACAGAGGTTGCACAGCAGACTATGCTTGGTGCAACAGATGCTGCTCTTAACGCTACTCTCGTCGCAAAACAAAAAAACAATGATGCAACTTTGCAGTCGGATGCAGGGCGCACTCAGGGCGAGGTGACATTCTCTATCGCTGGAGCAATGGCAAAGTGCTTTGAGTTCTTAGGTCCGATCGCTGGTCCTATTGCCGCTGCCGTAGTTATGTCAACTCTTATGGGACTTCTTCAGTGGGCTTTAAGTTCAGCTCTTGGTGGAGGAAAGAAGAAAAACTCAACCAAGGGTCCTAATACTAAGGTTGTATCTGGTATGCTTACCTACGACTCCGGCAACGTGCAAGACCTTCGTCCGTTTGTCGGCAACGATGGTAGTCTCTATTGGGCAACCGAGGACGACAAACCACACAACGGTGTGTCGCTCCTCACTCAGCCTACCGCTACCACCATTAACGGCCGTCCGTCGTTGGTAGCCGAGAACGGTCCCGAGTTGGTAATCGGACGTGAGACTACGCAAGCAATGATGATGAATAATCCGCAACTGCTGAAGGCTCTCGTCAATTACGACCGCAACTATTCCGGTCGTCGCGCCTACGACACTGGCAATATAGCCGAGACAAGCCCCACAATCGCCGCAGGAACTTCCGTAACCGACGAAATGGTGTCTTACCAAGCAAACACCAACGTCGCCCTTCTGCAAGCCGTAAACACGCTCCTGCAACGCCTGGAGCGACCTATTGAGGCAAAGATTGATATGTACGGCCGTGGCAAACTCTATGACAGCATGACAAAGGCCAATCAGTTTATGAAGAACAAATAGCCTTCCGTAAGCTGCCTTTGCAGCAATCCGCAAGCAGCAAAAGCATTTTTCTTGCGCTATTTTTCGCAATCGGCAAAGCATTTATTAGGTCGTCACGCCGTTAGGCGAGGCGACCTTTTCTTTTGCGTTTCACTCGCATTTATTCCGTTTTCTCACTTATTCAAGAATAAACTTCCGCCCCAAGAGTCAAAGTCTCCAAACTCTTGTAATTCCTTAATAATCATGGATATTACATATAATCTAATCATCAAAAGTCCATAAATCTACTAAAAAACACTACTACTATATATAAATTTCGCCAATTTTCTTTCTTTCCCCATTTTCAAAACTCCCCAACCCTAATAATATAGTTAGTAGCATTAACGCCTATGGCGTAAATAATTGACATTTAATAGGTTGTAGGATATAGAGAAAGGCAAAGCAATGCCGAAAAAACGCTATAAAATGCCTTATTTCTACTATTCTTTATATTTTTTTTGTTCTTTGCGCTCGTATAGATATATAAAAAATTACCCCATTTTTAAACTTTTAATTGATAAGTAGTGGAAAATCAGAAAGTTAAATCACTTTTTGGAAAATTCATTGGGCGGTCACGAAGTGGATTTTGGGTGGACAGCAGAAGCGTTTTTCAAAATTACGAACTTTTCGTTTTTTGACATTTTTTGAAAAAAATGGACTCGAAAACAAAAAACTGGACTTTTGAAGAATTAAAGTCCAAACATAACTAACGTAGGAAAAACGTAGCTAAAATATTGTTTATATCAATTTTAATTATTAAATTTGCAGCCGATATGATAACCCAGTTATTTCTACTTATAAAATATGTTTGACGAGATATGCTCTATATATTCTGATGCGCTCGACAATGTAGGTCGGTATGTAGACCGTGAAACTGGTGAGTGCATTCAGCAAATGACCATCCGCGAGTTCTGCCTTACGGATCGTTGGAAACCCTATGTGCAGCACCTTCGCGCTATGCGCAAAGAGTATGGCAGTAAGGCGAAGAAGATGCAGGAGTACATCGACACAAAGAAGCAGTTGCCTGGAGCTACACTTAGCGGGCTGTTCAGCATCTACGACGATGAGTGCATACGTAAGGATGGGTCGAAGTTTATGGCTCCAGTCTCGCGTCGAGAAACTCATCTGAAGCAACACACTGGTTGGCTCGCCATCGACATAGACCTTGCGGACAACGCCCATCTGAGCAACTTTGAAAATGTGCGCTTCGCTTGCGGTTATCGTCCTGAAATAGCCTTGCTGATGCGGTCGTGCTCCGGCAGTGGATATTTCGGTTTAGTAAAACTGGCTTATCCTGAACGGCACAAAGACCAGTTCAAAGCTCTACTAAAAGATTATGCAGCTATCGGCATTACGCTTGACAAGGCTTGCAGCAATATCGGACGTGTGCGTTTCGCTTCATGGGATGATTCTGAGCACATATATATAAATAAAAATGTGGTGCCGTATAAGGGACTGGAAGGTGAGCAAGCTCAGCTTGTCTCTTTGGCTTCACGCCAAGCGTATCGCTCGCACAATGCGAATGTAGAGTATAAAGCCGAAGGCAACTCTAACTTCTGGGAACAGCAGCGTGTGCAAGACAGATTGGTCGAGGTTATTGTGCAGGAACTTGTGGGCAACCATCGGAATATTACCGAGAGTTATGACGACTGGGTGAAAGCGGGATGGGCATTGCGATCACATCCGTATGGTTTTGACCTATTCCACCAACTATCAAGATGCAGCTCCAAATATAATGAAGCGCAGACAAACCTGAAATGGCAGCAGTTGGGAAGCAGTCAGACCGTGACGTACAACTATCTCATTCATGCTTGTAAGGTGGCATTGGGAGAGGAAACATATCGTCAGATTTGTAGGCGAGTTTGGAGTGAGCTGAAGGAGTAAAAATAAAGGGAAACGCCTTAAACACTTTACAAGTGTTAAACCGAAAACTCAAAAACGGCAAAAACACCCACGTTTTCGCAAAAAATGAGGCTTACGTGTGTTTTACGGTGGTCTTATGATTCTATATTGATTGCTCAAATGTTAAAATTCAAACAAAAAAACAATATATGAAACTGATAACAATTACTGGTCCGAGTGGTGCTGGAAAGGACACTGTGGCTCGGATGCTGTCCGAAATGGGTGGATATAAAGTGTTGTGTTCTTATACCACACGTCCGAAGCGTGAAGGCGAGATTGATGGTGTGGAACATCATTTTGTGGAAAAATGCGACGTGCAGCACGACAAGATGTTAGCATACACCCAGTATGGTGGCTATGAGTATTGGACCACCATCGACCAGGTGACGGACAAGGCTATTTACGTCATTGACGAGGATGGTCTGAAAGTTTTGTGCAAGAAATTCCCCGACATCGAGTTGTTCAATATATGCGTGTCGGCACAAGAAGGCACCAGACTGCGCCGAGGTGTGTCGCAGGAGCGTATGGACCGAGACAAGAAGCGTAAGCGTCTGCCGTTATCGTTCTTCAACGCGGTAATCTTCAACAATGATTCGCCCAGCGATTTGCAGGAAGAAGTGCGGCGAGTGAGATACATGATTGTGTAAGCATCGAGAAAAAATGCACTATCTTTTAAATAATAAACTAAAATTTATAAGTAATGAAATTCATCGAACCACAAGTGGAATGGTGGCGCCAGACATCTCTTGCACGACATATAGCAAGAGTGGGCAGAATATGCTACAAGGCTAAGGGCAAGCAGCCCGAAGAAGGAATAACCGAAGAGAAAGTGGAAGCGTTCATTCAGAAGCGCGACGAAGAACGTTGCAAGGGGTTCTGGGAAAGCGGCCACCGCTCGATGTATCGCCACGGCACAATATACTTTTTCATGCCCAACGAAAAGGGCCTTCCTAACTACATTTGGGCGTATCTGAATGCTTCTCCCTACATCGACTATGCCACAAAGAACCATAAGGTATGGATCAGCACTAATATGCAGTTCATGCTTGAGAACAAAAACCTGATGGACGCGCTTAGTCCGTATGGTATCAGCGAAGAAAAGTTTATTGAGAAGGCTCAGAAGTACGAGTGTGAGGAAGCATTCTCCATTATCCGAATGACGCTGGTAGTGACTACACAGATAAGTACATCGCGCGAGCTCAACCGCACATCGCCCAACAGCATAGCCGAGCAGAGCACACGCTATTGCAATCTGGAGAAGAAGGGTGGCGTACAGATAGCACGTCCGCATTGGTATTTTTATGGCACTCGTTGGCAGCGTATGGTGTATCGTTTTGTATGCCGAGTATGCGAGTGGGGCTACAACCGACTTCTGAAGTCTGGATTGAAGCCGGAGGATGCACGAGGCGTTCTGCCTCTTGATACCTATACTGTTGTGGCATATACATACACGATTGCCGACTGGAAGCATATTCTTGACCTTCGTTATCATGGCAAGACCGGCACACCGCATCCTAATGCAAAAATTCTTGGCGAGAAAATACGCTACATCATCATTGTGCGTATGCGTCAGTATTGTGAGAAGTTTGACATTTAATCATCAATATAAACATATATATCATGGCAAATTTAACTTTAAACGAATATCAGGACAAGGCAATGAGTACTTGTATGCCTGAGAGCGACAATCTCTTCTATATGCTTGCTAATCTCGTAGGCGAGGTCGGCGAGTTTGCAAGCAAAGCCGGCAAGCACATGCGTAAGGGCAAGTTGCATATAACCACAACACAACGCGACGAGGAAGGCTTAATTCTGCATACGCAGGTGTGGAACGTCAGTGACGAGGAACGTCAGCTTATGCTTTCTGAAATCGGTGATATTCTCTGGCAGACTGCCGGACTCGCCAAAGTTATGGGTGTAACGCTCGAAGAAGTGGCAGAAGAAAATCTCGCAAAACTTGCCTCTCGCAAGCAGCGAAATGTAATTTCCGGCGAAGGAGATATGCGTTAGTTTTTGTTTGATAATCGACCTTATGATAAATAGCATAAATTATGGCTAAATCAAATCCTATCAAAGCGAGAGAAGAACTTGTTAGCAACCAGCCCACTATTTACTCTTTCCATTTCAAGGACGTGCCCACAAGCAAGTATGCCGAGACCCTCGATGTGCTCTTTCACAATCCAGACTATAATGACGCTGTAGAGAAGCGCAACCGACTCGTAAAGTCGGCTGAACGTTTGCGTCCAGGTTCGAGCGAAATGGTGAACCTTGTGCGCACCATTCAGCAGCATGATCGCAAATTGGCAGACATCATGTATGCCTCCATCGTGCAGACAAACTTACATTCAGAGGTTAGCTATGATTTTCTTTCGTTCGGTACTCTGCTGAGGTATTATGTTGACTACAACAAGGACGGTATGCGTGAGCGTGTTGACCGCATGGCAGCCAATCTTGATAAGGTAACGTTCCTCGCCGATATGCTTGAGAGTGTTGTTACCGATGTTAAAGCCGATATGCGCGAAATATTCAACGATGGTATAGAGTTCAATCAGTTTGATGCTGTTCTGAAGGTACTTACTCAACTACGCGGATTCTTTAAGTCTGCCCGACGTGGTGATGCCGATTCGCCCGAAGCGCAGCTCTACTTCGACTACTCTGACTCTATCAATGATTATCTTGAGAAGCGGCTGAAGACCTATACCGACAAGTATCGCAAACTGCATCCAGCTGCGCAAGTTTACACTGAAGCCGACCTCGTAGAAGGTCTTAACCAGTTCTTTGGTCGTAACGACAAGTTCGACATGAGCGTTATCGCTCATACCGAGTCTGGAGGTTGCTATATTGACTTTGCACAGCTCTGCCTCCGTCTTAGTCGTAACGACATTGAGAAGATAGAAAAAGTGACCGGCAAGATGCAGTCTAACAACATGACCGATGTTGCATTGCGCTACAGCTTCAATGCCACTGATTTAATTATGAGCCAATATAAACGGCCAAAACTAAAATAATAACCGTTATGTCTAACATTTACCTTCGCCTACCTACCAGTCGTTGCCAGTTCTTCCGTAATCGCGACCCCAAGCATGTGCTTGCCAAGGATGAGCCGTTGGTGTTTAGTGTCTATACGCATGAGCATTTTATCCTCCGTCATTATATTACGAACACAACGGAACAATCTCGTTCGCTTGATCCTCAATGTTTTTCGCACCAGCAATGGCGTAACATGATGGCGGGGCGGCATCCCAATGGTGGAACTTCAATATTGCTTCGTGATAATCAAAACTATCTTTCTTTTGACGAAGTGCAACGTATTTTTGGCTATCGTGATTACAATAAAAGTGAAGATATGGACTATATCTGTATTCGTTTGCCCTACGAAGTAGAGGTTGTTGATGTCGTAAAGCAAGTTACATCGACGTGGAATCTCACTAAGGAAGGTGTGTGGCAACTCAAAGCTGCGCTTAACAATGAATTTAAGCGCAGCCTTATAGAGTGGGCCATGTCTACTTTTGACTATTGCATCTCCAACAATCGTATTATCTGTCGTAAGCACGTAGCTATGCTTGAACGCTTCCTAATGCGTTACGGCATTGACCCTACCGAGCAAGAGAAAAACAATATGAGGCGCGTCATTGATCGTTGGTTTGCTACGGAGCACAAGAATTTCAAGGCTTATTCTTGTGCTGATATGCAGTTCATAGACGAGAGTGAGCGCACAGTCTCGTTCGAGAGAATAGAATGGGAATAACGTTTCTATGTGAACAACTGTTAAATTATTTTATAAATTAAGTTAAAAAACAACCTTTTTTTAAAAAGTAAATGGAATTGTCAAATAAATGCAAAGAATTGTTCCTTGATGGCATTACCGATGTAATGTTTTACCCAAGGGAAGAGTGTGTTATACCAATACCGTTCAGTATGGCACAAGTGTTATATATTAATAATTGTAGTTTCCCTGCCGAGCCAACTTTACGCTTGGCTACGAGTGGCGAAAACTACGTTATTGTAGAGAATCTTAAAGTGAAGATGACGTTCGCCAAACAGGGCAATGGTACTATATATACATATAATATTAGTGCAAATGTGGCAAATGGAGGCGAAAATGTGGCTGAAGCGTACCGAAATATGCGTGATAAGGAGTATTACGTGGTATTGCGCAAGATGGACGGTTCGTTGCAGTTGTGCTACACCTTGCCCCATACATTCGACATAGGTAGCACCACAGACCATAGTCAGACTGAGTTGGCGCGAACCGTCACTGCCACCACACAAGCCCTGTCGGAGCCGATACCTATCACACTTCGAGAGGCATAGTATTTTAGACATTTTTCAATGCCTTAGATTATATATTACGTCGTTGTCCGCGAGGATAGCGGCGTTTTTTTGTCCTAAATATTACCGAAGCAGCCTTTAATTTTGCATATGGATAATACAGCGGAGTGGTAGCAGTTGGTAGCTCACTTGGTTCATACCCAAGAGGTCGAAGGTTCGAGTCCTTCCTCCGCAACATGGTCAGTCGGTAAAAAGATTGATTTTTCAGGATAACAACACAAAACACATTTTCAGATGATAACTACACTTCTTGAACTCTCCACTACTAAGCACTGGATGATGCACCCGCCGATGCTCAATGCCTTGCGCATTGGCATACAGGAGAATATTGCCGGTCGCATTGTTCTTACAGCGGAGCAGACCATTAAGCGCATGGCATACGCTATTGGTATGACAGCCAATGGTGAGAAGTTACAATTCTCAATGTCTTCAAATGACGATGAAGGCAATGGACGCGAACCGAGCGAAGAAACCAACAAGTTTGTAGCCGTGCTGCCCGTCTGCGGTCCGATTACCCGTAACGGCGACGCTTGCTCTTACGGATCAATCGACTTTCGCGACATGATGATACAGACTTCCAACCATGAGGAGTGTAAGGGTATCATCGTTTACATCAATTCCGGCGGCGGTTCTGCGAATGCTATTCCCGATTACAAGTATGCTATTGACTATGCCCACAAGCAGGGCAAGAAGGTTGTCGCTCTTGTTGACGGCGACTGCTATTCGGCTGCAATGTACCTCGCTGTTCTTTGCGACGAGATTTATTATGTGAACGTAAAGGACGGTTTTGGATCAATCGGCGTTTATGGAGGTTTCTACACCATGAAGTCGGGCGAGAAGAACGCCTATACCAACGAGACTTGGAATGAGGTGTATGCTACACAAAGTTACAACAAAAACGAGTGGTATCGCAAGGCGACCGACGGCGACTATTCTCTTCTGCAATCCGACCTTGACGCTCTTTGCGAGGAGTTTATGTCGGACGTAAAAGCGGCTCGCCCCAATGTTACTGATGAGCATCTTCATGGAGCAACATTCGACGCAAAGGAAGTGGAAGGCATACTCAACGATGGACAGTCAACTCTCGACGAGCTTGTAAATCGTTTCCTTGCGGATGCTGACGCAAAACCGAAGAACGATGTCACGGCAACCAACACAAACACTAATATCAATATGGAGAAATATCCTCTTATTTGCAACGCTTGCGGATTGCAGGCTGGCGAGATTGCCGTTACGGAAGAGGGCGCGTATATGAACGCCTCGCTTCTTGACTCTCTCGAAGCCCACATGAAGGAAGCCGAGCAGAAGGTGACTGATGCAGAGCAGAAAGTCACCACAGCGGAGAACGCTCTCGCAGAATTGCAGGGCAAGTTTGATGAACTCTCCGCTCAAGTAAACGCAGCCAACGAAGCAAAGGAAGTCGCGGAGAACGCACTTGCCCAGGCTAACGAGGCTCACAGTACAGAACTAAGCGACCTTAACGCGCAGCACACCGATGCTCTTGCCAAAAAGGACGACGAGCTGAAAGCTCTCGCCAAGGCTAAGGACAAAGAGATTGCCCAGCTCACAGCCGACAAGACTGATGCCGAGGCAAACCTTCAGACCGCTAAGGACGCGCTTGCTACAGCCGAGCAGACCATTGCCGACAAGCAGGCTCAGATTGCCGCGCTCACCAATGAGGCTGGCGAAGAGCTAAACAGCGGCGAGGCTCCTGAGAACAATGGTGAGGGTGTGAAAACTCCGCAGCTGCGCTCGTTCGATGGCAGCAAGTACAAGACCAACGTTGAGCGAAAGGCTGCTTTCCGGCGCTTCCTGCATGGCGAGGAAGAGAAATAAAAACTCTCAACCAACACAAACAACAAAAACATTAACAAAGACACAAAAACACAACAATTATGGCAAATTTACCTAAAGATTTTATCGGCCTTGACGCGCTCCAGCACGTAGCCGAGGAGGTTGCTAAGGAAATTGTAATGGGTCCGGGTTATTCGGATGCAGAAGAGATGGACCGCCTTGGTATCGACATCATCACTGGTGTTCAGTTCAAGCGCACTTTCCACTTGTTCATTCGCAAGGGTGGCACCACACGTCGTAAGGACGTTCACCGCGAAATTAACAGCGAAGCTGGATTCTTGAAAGAGCGTACGCTTACCTCGAAGCTCTCCTGGGATAAGTTTCCCGGCAATATCGACGACTTCTGTGAAACAGTATTCGGAACAGACGCTCAGGGTCAGTTCCCTCTCTCCTCACAGGCTGTAGAGGCAATCCTTAAGGACTATGCCGACAACCTCGCTGCTAACTTGTGGTTCGGCGACATTACTCTTGACAATGGCGCCGACTCAGTTCCTGCTCGCGATCAGGCCATGGCTCTCTACGACGGTTTCCACACTTGCATTAAGCACGACATCGAGGACGGTCTTATCTCAGAGGCTAACGGCAACCTCGTTCCTTGTAAGGCTATTTCGGCTCCTGCTGACAACAACGACTCTACTCCTTATGACAACTTCATCGAGTGGCACGCTAATTGGGACGAGCGTCTGCGCAAGGTTCCAACATGGGTTTACATGAACGAGGCAACTGCCATGAACATTGCAGCAGGTTATGCTAACAAGTTCCACGGCAACTTCCGTGTAGAGTACAACCAGGGCGACAATTTCAAGCTGCCGGGTCTTTCTAAGGTTACTATCTGTCCTATCGCCAACTTCGGCGCAGGCGACCGTATGTATGCAAGCATCGACAAGAACTTTGTCTATGGTGTTGACACACTCAGCAACCAGCAGTATGTAAGTGTTCGCCTCGGCTCCGACCGAGATCACAGAGACTTATCTTTCCAGATTCAGTCAATCCAGGGAGCAGGCATACGCAACTACTTGAAATATGCTCTCTGCGTCAGCGACGGTAATCTCGTTGCTCCTGAGTATGTAGCCGGCGACTACGATAACACTATGCTCGTGATTACCCTTGCTGGTACTGACGGTCAGAAACCAGACGGTACAGTAAAGGTAAATGGCACAGGTTACACCAAGCCGCTTGAAACTGCGCCTAATCAGATTCTCTCTCTTGAGGCAGTCGATGGTACTACCTACAAGTTTGCAGGTTGGAGCAACGGCAAGACCGAGAAGAAGATTCAGCTCACCGCCACCGGCATGAACATGGGCTTGACAGCTTTCTTCAAGAAGAACGGTTAATACCTAACGGAGTTTTTTTCACTCTATATTTTCACGGGCGACGGTCGTGGCTGACCTGACGGAACATGCTTACCCGCCGCCCTTCTTTTAAACAATACATTCAACAACACAAAAACTCATAAGAATATGGCAGTAACAGCAACATGTCCTGAGATTAAGGATATTCTCGCCGCTAATGAATGCTTAGAGAACTTTGGCGGCCTTGGCATCAATGTGTATGCTTTCAACAAAGGCGACCTCAAGGCTCCTTTGAAAGCAGAAAAGAACGTTTATCCTGCTCTGACCGCCGAGTCGTTCAACACTGGCAAGGGTCTCTACAAATTTGAATGCAAAGAAAGTAGTCAGGGACACACTTTCGAGAACCTTGGCCGCAGAAAAGGTTTCAAGCAACAGCTTGACTATGTGCTTGAGAGCGTAAACGCAGAGTCTGCTGAAGTGGCTCGCGCCCTGAACAACCTCGACCTTGGTTACATTATCCAGGATGGCGAGAAGAGTATTATCGTGTACGACCCTCAGCACAAGTTTGAGTATGCTTCGGGTGGCATTAAGGGCGACACGGGCAAGAAGGCCGACGACGACCGTCAGGTGGAACTGTCCGGCTCTCTGCAACCCTGTACATACGGACGTTACGAGATTACAGAGCCAGAGACCGGCGGTTGGGACTCGCTTTTAGCTTCAAAAAAAGGGTAAGCGATATTGACGCACAGAGCGAAAGCAATATCGCTAAGGAAGTGTTCGACGATGCCGACTCTTCTTTCTTCAGCACAAGTGAAGAAGGAACGACGGCAAAGAAGAGCAAGAAATAATCGCTCATACGAGAAAGATTTTTTCGTCATACGACAAATCCCTGCATCTATCCTTTATATACAAAAGGTATGGATGCAGGGATTTTTATTATATATATTAGTATTCTGATAAATTTATACTAAAATTAGCGTTTTTAATACAAAATGTAATCTAAATTAGATAGTTGTCTTTAATTTTGCAATTAGAAAAGCTTCTTTGATTACATTGTTGTAAACGTAGAATAACTAAAAATATAGGTTTTATGGAATTAAGACATTTACGCTCCTTTGTTTATGTCGCCGAAACAAAGTCGTTTAGTACGGCTGCCACACGTTGTTGCGTCACCCAGTCGGCGGTAAGCCAGCACATTCGCGCCCTGGAGGACGAGTTGGGTTGCAAACTGCTTATCCGCACTTCGCACGGCATTATGCTCACTGAAAGCGGCGAAGCCCTGTTGCCTCGTGCCAAAGAAATACTGAAGCAAACCGAGGACTGCAAAGAGCAAATCAATGCCCTTAACAACTGCATGACCGGCGAATTGCGCATAGGCGTAGGTTCTTTTATTGCTCCGTATGTCCGTATGGCAGCATTGATATTTATGGAGAGATACCCCAACGTGCGTATCAATGCCGACTTTACTAAAGCCTACCTCCTCAACCAATCGCTAAGGGCGCACATGTTAGACCTTGCTTTCACCATGAATTTGGCATACCGTCACGAAGGAATAGAGTCGAGACCCTGCATACCATTTAATGTGTATGCTATCATGCGCGACACCCATCCCCTTGCCTCGCTCCCAAAGGTGTCGTATGAAGATATTCTGAAGCACCCCATCATCATGCCCGACATAGGCGAGCGTGCCATTGAGACATTTCAGCAAAATATTAAACGCGACTTGTATAAACTCAATATCAAGTGTATCATCAGTGACCCCGACGAAGCCCTGACCTCGGTGGAAGAAACCAAGTACGTCACCTTCATGCCTAAGCTCTACCTGCGCAACCACCCTACCCTTGTAGCGCGTCCCGTTGTCGGACTCGAACAACAGTTGATGAGCAACGCCCACTGGATGCAGGACGTACCCAAGAAGCGAGCCGCACAATTATTTCTTGACATCATCCGCGACGAAGTGGTGCCATACATTTCCGTAGCCGAAGATTCGCAAGGGAAGTTCACACCGCCACCTCGATAGTCATTAGAATATCTTATACTGTACCGAGCCTCACGTTAGCAGCGTGAGGCTTTTTTATTTTAGTATTAGCCGAAATTATACGTTATTCCACGGCAAGAACACTTAATAAGAAACACTTCGCCCACACCACTTTCTCCCCTACCTTTGCAACAAGTTCAATAATGAACGAAATCAACCAAACACAAAACACTATGCAGATTAAAACTAATGACGGCAACTATGATGTTGCCAGCAAGGGACTTGGCAATACAGCCTTGGGTCTCGGCATCGCAGGCTTGGCAACGAGCCTATTGGGAGGCAGCGCCTCGCTTCTGGGCATCGGAAGAAACAACGGCATGACAGCCAATCCTACCGACCCTGATGCGCGTTTCGTAACTAAGAGTGAGACTAACCTCATCCAAGAGAACAGCACTCTGAAAACCGAACTCGCCATTCAGAAGAGCGAAAACTACACCGACAAGAAGCTCGTGGAAGTGACACAGTATCTCGATACGAAGTTGCGCCGTGTAGAAGACAAAGTGGATGCAAACAAGGATGCGCAGCAAGCCGTCAACGCACAGCAGATGGCTTACAATGCGGCAGCTAACGCCAGCATCGACGTGCTCAAGTCGCAGGTGGCATCGTTGTCGAGCGTAACCAAGTTGTTCATCCCTTCAACCAACGTATGCCAGACCGGTTGCGGTTGCGGATGCAATCAGTAAGAGAATAACGTAATCCAGCTATATATATGGAATACAAAAACTCACAAATCTTGGCGGCAGTCGTGTCCGAATGGGCACGACCCGCCATTTCGCAGATAGCCGCAGGCAACCTCATGCGCCTACCCATGCTTCAGTCTCTGCAAGCCACCATCAGCTCGTTAGGCATTGTCAGTGGCAGTTATGCCCTACAGAAGGACATCGAGCCACTCATCCAGCCAATCATCAACTCGCTCGTCGCACCTATGCTTGCCCGATATTTCGGTCAGATACCCGAAGAGAGCATACCGCAGATGGCACATGACATAGTGGAGAAGATGCGAGGTAACGGACCGCTGTCTGTGCTCGAGGGTATGGTGACGTTTGAAGACGAAGACCTCACCGAGCTTGCCGATCTTCTTGACAAGAACCTACCCGTAGGGCAGACGCAAGGCTATCAGGTAAAACATTAAACAGAGTAACAAACCAAGCGGCGGCAAGCATCGTCGCTATAATAAAACATAAACGATTATGAACAAACGTACCATTCCGGCTATCATCATAGCCACACTTGCGGCTGGTGCAACCGCCGCTGCACCCTATTATGATGTCAATATCACACAGCAGCTTTGCACACCGGCTTGCGTAGATGAGACACCCGTGTTCGCTCCGAAGTTCTCCGTCAAGAGCATTGCCAACGTAGGCACATCGCAGTATATCATCGTCATTCACGTTGAGGGTGTAATAAGCTACATCCCATGCAACTGCGGCTCGTGCTGCACACGCTCACAAGTGGTGTCGCAAGACTTCACCATACCTGTGTTCAGCGCCACAACCATCAACTCGGCAACAATAACAGTAGGTACCGTACAGAACGGCATAGCACGCATATCTTGCTGCAACTGTTCCAAGACTTTCGTGTCCGACTGCCCCGTAACGCTCACCCTTGCAACTACATAAAGCCATGATAGTTCTGATAGCTATAGCCACCATGATAGCTGCCACGCTTGCCCAACACCTCGGACTGGCCGAAGCCATTGTCCGTGTTGTTGACAAGGTGGCATCATGCCCTCAGTGTTTCACCTTTTGGGTTACAATGTCGGCGTTGCTCTACCTCGGCCACGATGTCTACGCATCGGCGCTGTCGGCTATTGTGGTGGCATATCTGTCAAACTGGTTTGTGTTGTTGCTGCTTATTCTTCAACGAAAATTTACGAAACTCTATGAAAAAGAAAGACACACCACCGACCGCCTCGACCACTAAGGTAAAGGCAGAAAGCAAGCCCCAAGCGCAAACTTTCTTTCCAACGTTGCACATCTCTGCGCAAAAAACATTACTTATCCCACATTTTCGGGGCATCTGCCCTACATGTTAAACATATAAAGACTCAAACAAAATGAATTACAAACAGATGATTGAACAGGCTCGTGCCAATGGTATGGCTACCGAGAAGAAGATGTGGGCAGCAGTAGAAACTCTCTCTACCGATCTCCTTGCGCTGGAGCAGACCGACCCCAAACTCTATTGGCACATATTGCGCCGTCAGCACGCCGTTCTCTATGGACGACACTATTCTGAGAAGATGGCCAACCACGATGTTAATGCTCTTGTCTATAGCGGCATGTACGACGAGGAGGGTACGCCAACCGGCGGAGGTGCACATTGGACTCGTATCAAGGTAGACGAGCTGACTAAGGGTATGAAGTTTCACTCAAATGTCAACGCATGGGACAAATACGTCGCCTTCAATTCGATGTACGCCGACCTCTGCGCTTGCATGAACGAAGAGGAGATAATCAAAGCCGCCTACGCTTTCTACTTTTGTGATGACGACTGGCAGCCCTGCGAAGACGACTGCACTAAGGTGTGGGACTATAATGCCCTACACGCCACCCTCTAATTTTTTGAATTTTTACATTTGTATTCTTCAAAGCCACTTTGCGCTAATTACACAATTCGCAGAGTGGCTTCATTTGTATCTTCTCCTTATACGCTCCCCCACCATGTCCGCCCCACCAAATTAAAAACTCCTACATTTGCCTATGAAAGAAACCCGAAAATTATGACACAACGAAACATCAACCTAACACTGCCCCGATCATGGAACGAGTGCAGCACCGAGCAGTTGGAGCTCATCTCCGGGATAATGCTTGAGCAGATAGAGCGAGCCGACCGTTATCATCCCTTCGACATGCGCAACGTCAAGATAGCGTGCTTCTTTGTTCTTGCAGGTATAGAGATAGTGGAAGGCATAGACGAGTCGAAGCCTCTTGAGAAGCAACACTACACTTGCCGACTCTCCACCCCAAGCCGACGCAACCGTTTCTTCCGTCGCAAACAGCAGGAGGAAGAAACCTTCCCCATCTACTTATGGCAGTTCAACTATTGGCTAACGCCTAAGCCGAAGACCGACGACCGCAACTCGGCTGAGTATCTTGCCTCCGGTGCCGGATTGCTCGACTGGCTCGACAACGAGCGTGGAGCTCACCTCTCTCGCTTTCCTTACCCTACCCTTCGCCTACGCAACAAACGTGGTCTGCTACGTCACAAGACCGACTATGAAGGTCCGGCGCAAGATATGGACGGCTTTTCATGGCAGCAGTATCGTTTTGCCTCCGATCTCATGGGACAATACACCTCTCTCGCCAACAACCTTGTCAAGATGAAGCAGATGGGCAAGTTCACGGCCGAGCAGATAGCACAGCAAGCCGACAGCGTAGACCGGGCACGTTCCATGTTCCTCGCCACCATCTTCAACCGTCGTATCAACTTCATCGACACCAACACCAACCTCAAGGTGCATGATTTCCATTACGACACCCATCAGTTCGACACCCAAGCCCCACTCTTCCGTCACTTCCCCGATCACCAATGGCAACCCATCCTCTTCTGGTGGACCGGCATGATGCACACCCTCTCACGGCGTTATCCCCATGTGTTCAAGGTGCAGAAGCTCGACCGCACACAGCGACCCTCCACCCCACTTGAGATATACACCGCCACCATCGCCACCATGCAGAAATACGCCTCGCTTACCGAAGATCAGGTGAACAATCAGTCGTATTCGCTTGTTCTGGAACATTTGGAGCGACTGAGCAAGGAGAATGAGGAAATGGAATAGATTAGGAAGACGTAGTAAAATATTAACGGAAATATAGAGTATGAAGAACGTAAAAATTTTTGCAAAGACCATCGAGGCGGAAGCAATGAAACAGATAGAAAACTTAGCTACGAGCGAGGCTTACTGCGACTGCAAGATACGCATTATGCCTGACTGTCATGCGGGTAAAGGATGCACAATAGGTACGGTAATTCAGACTGCCGGCAAGGTTGTACCTAATACCGTAGGCGTGGATATAGGCTGTGGTATGTTGGTATTCAAGTTCGCTGAGAAGGATATAAACCTTTCGCTTCTCGACCGAATCATCAATGAGTCGGTGCCGAGCGGATTTGACGTTCACGAAAAGTCCAAGCTAAAAGATTGGAGTTCGCTTACGTCACATCTTTTGCTCGATTTGCACGAAAGGACACAAGGTTGCTTCGACCCCGACTATATCGGACGCTCGCTTGGCACCCTCGGTGGCGGCAATCATTTCATCGAGCTGGACGAGGACGAGCAGGGCTGTAAGTATCTTGTGATACATTCGGGCAGTCGCAATCTCGGAGTTAAGGTGTGCAACTTTTTCCAACACTTAGCCAAGAAGAATGTGAATCGAAACGAGGAGCGCAAGCGCATCATCGAAGACTTAAAGAAGTACGGCTTAGAGAGGGAAATTAACAATACGTTGCGTCTTTTTTGCGCCGTGCCTCCCGACCTCGCCTATCTTGAGGGAGAAGACCTCAATGTCTACAATTTCGCTGCGAACGTCTGTCAGTGTTTTGCCGACGACAACAGATGGAATATAGCAATGCCTATAATCCATGGGCTTCAATTATCGTTCGTGGATTTCTTTACCACCAGGCATAACTATTTCGACATACACTCAGGCATCATCCGAAAAGGAGCCGTGCGTGCCGAAAATGGCGAACAGCTTATCATCCCACTTAATATGCGCGATGGTTCGTTGATATGTCGCGGCAAGGGCAACGACGATTGGCTTCAGTCGGCTCCGCACGGTGCAGGTAGACTAATGTCGCGCTCGGCGGCCAAGAAGCAGCTCAGCATGGAGGAATACCGACAGCAGATGCACGACATTTACTCCACATCGGTATGCGAGTCAACAATCGACGAGTCGCCAATGGCGTACAAGCCCGCCGAAGAGATAGAATCGCTTATAGGCGACACTGTGGACGTGGTGAGGAGAATCAAACCGATATACAACTTCAAAGCGAAATAATACAACAATATACTGTGTTATCGTAAGTATTAACGAAAATATAGAGGACAATGAAAAAAGAGAAAATAAAGCAGTTGGTGGATGTAATGCAGGCGTATGTAAATGGCAAAACTATCCAGTATTACAAAGTTGACCTTAGCTTTAAGATTGAACATCCAGGAAAGCCTAATTTCAACGGTAAATGGGTAGATGTGGATGAAGGACATCATTTTAGACCTGATTGTTACGACTACCGTATCAAGCCCAAACCCAAGTACCGCCCGTTTAAGGATGCAGACGAGTGCTGGCAAGGGATGCTGACGCATCAACCGTTCGGGTGGCTGAGAGAAAAGAAACGAAATGTGCGTACCCAAATTGGATTTATGCACACAGAAGGAATACAAGGAACCAGTGGTGGCTCTTCTAATTATAAGGCTTTCTTTGACTGTTTTAGCTTTGCCGACGGTGCACCGTTCGGAGTAAAGGAGGAAGTATGGGAAAATTAGACGGTATTATATTACTTGTGTTTGGGTGCATCATAGCATTTCTCACAATAGATTTTATCATTGGTGCTCATTTTGGCATACAATATGGCTTTTTGTCAATGGCAGCAGAACTTATAATCTGCGGACTATTGCTAATCAAATTCAGAGATAAATAGAAAATAAATTATGAGTAAAACAATTCAGATAAAAGTGCCTGCTGGCAAGAAAGCAGAATGGCAGAAAATAGATGGTAAGACCGTTCTTGTAATGGTTGACGAGAAAGACAACCGTCCTGTGACAGAACGCATAAAGACTTTCGAGGATGCCTGTAATGAACTGGGTGAAAATCATCCTATGGTGTCTGCCTACAATTCTTTGGTCACCAGAGCTAACGGTGAACAGTCACTTGCAGAATGGATGGGCAAGGATGTTGTAGCTTTCCTAAAGCTGCGTATCATTACTGAAGCTCTCAATGAAGGCTGGCACCCGAAGTTCACTGAAGACGAATATCGCTACTTTCCCTGGTTCTACATCTACACTAAGGAAGAGTACGACAACTTCTCTGAGGAGGAA